TGCCCAGCTCAGTGAACACTTGGTTGCGGTTAAACCCCATGGACACAGCGATGTCTGCGAGTTTTTCTGGGTTTCCGATCTGGCGCACACGGCCAGCAGTAATACCAAAAGCTTTTGCAACTTGGTCAACAACTCTGCCCTTATCCTTGTCTGGAACGGATTTACGCGCAAGCACGTAGGCACGCAAGATTTGGCGGTCTCGCTCTTTGTTTTTGCCCTTGCCAAGTTGGGCCTCAATGATCTCGTCGAGGTCAGCCTTCGTGAAATCCCTTTGATCCTGACGCTTGTTGGCAGCATCGGCCAAGGCTGCGTCAATGCCAGCGGTGTTGCCGGTCTCACGAGCGATCTCAACGAAGTCAGCCAGCGCGGCGTCTGGGTCTTTAATGTCTTCTTGCTTAGTCAGACGCAGGGTCGTGTTTGGCTTTACCGTAGTGGTACCAGCGGCACCTCTGGTGGTTGTTTGTCCTTGCGGCGCTGCTTGGATGGTTTGAGGGGCTTGAGTGCCACTTGGTGCTCCGGTAGTTACAGTGGTAGATGGTTGGCCGCTGGCGACTGGAAGAATGCCAGCTTGTTGAAGTGGGGCTCCAGTGACTGGGGTACCTCCGACCACTGCTCCCGCGACAGGAGTAGCTGGTCTTGCATTTCCCACGCTTCCTTGAACGACAGCGCCCCCGACTCCCACGCCTCCTGCAGGCTGCTGTACAGTAGAAACTCCTGTGCCACGGGGACTCCTTGCTCGAATGATTTCGCCAACGGCCTTGCGGGCTTCGCCAAGTTTGCTACTGGCCAAAGCGTTCAGTACTGGTTCAGCTTCTGGTGAAGCAGGGTCGATGCCCTCGGCCACCAAGTAGTCGTAGATGCCGCGAGAATTCTTTGTAGGCTTGACACCAAGTTTGTTCAGTGCAGTATCTGTTTCGCTGAAGATGGACGGCACTGTCGGTTTAGTTTCACCGGCAGGTGCAGCAGTTGTAGCTGCAGGCGCAGTCAGGTCTGTTTCGCCAGCGGCAGGCATTTTGATACCAGTGCGGGCCAGCATTTCCTGCTCACTACCCAAGGCAACAGTGCCATCCGGGAAAACAATTGGAGTGCCTGCAAGTGGGTTGTACTGCAAACCAAGAACTGGTTTTTGCTCGGTACTTGTGTCTTCCTGAGTCAGGTCGCGCTCCTGCATGGGAGCTCGGTAACCTTCACTGCGGCCAAAGCCTGTAGCGCCACCAATAGTACCGCCGAGCAATGCGCCACCGATGGCGGATTCTTTGTAACGACCCAGCGCAGCATCGGACAAAAACGCTTCATTTGGGTCAACGGCCATGCGACCAAGCTGGCTGGTCATCTCCTGCAGAGTCTCGGTGCCGCCTTCTATACCAGCGGTACGTACACCAGAAGCCCCAGCACGTGCAAGACCGCCACGCAGACCTTGAATACTATCCAAAGCGGCAATGCCCGAGCGAATACCTTGCTGCCGTGCCAGCGCACCTTCAATGCCCAAAGCGTTGAGCGCCGAGTACGGCACGCCGAGCGCTGCCGCAGCACCCAAGTCAATCTGACCGTCGGCTTGCTCTCGTTGCGATTGCAAAATGTCACCAACTGCTGATGGATAACCAGCAGCTACACCGCCAACAGTTTGGCCAGCACGCAACGCTCGAGTGGCTTGTGCAGCAGCACCAACGTCACCGGCAGCCCGGGCAGTACCCAGAGCGGCACGAGTGCCAGACATCAACCCGCGAGCAGCCAAACCGCCGCCAAGGGCTTCAACCATGTAAGGGGCAGAGCCAATGGCCAAACCACCAACATAGCTTGGCAGGTCAGAAATACCTTGGACGTCTTCAAAGCTCTCAATTGCGCCTTGAGCGCGAGCACGTTCAGATGCTACGTTGGCTTCAAACTCATTGGCTTCGCGACCGCGACGAAAGAAGTCAGCGCCGGTAACAGCCTCGCCCAGCCCATACAGACCTGCCTGATAGCGGTCAATGGCAGCGCCAGTGCGAAGCCCTGCAACGCCGGATTCCGTTGGCTTGTAGCCATACTCAGAAGCAATACGGCCCGGGGAAACCCCCGCCGCAGTGGAAGCTAGTTGCAGAAGCTGCTCATCGCTTTTGTCGTTGGCAAACGCCCCAAGGGCGGATCGCAGGTCTGCAATAGACGGCATGGGGGCACCTTTACTTCGCTTGAACTACACGTTACTGTAAGCCAAACCTCTGCGCTCGAATTTTTTCGTCTGCCGTCAGCGGTTGTCTGTTGGCTATTTTAGACTCTAAATAGGCTTTGTAGCGAGCCTGACCTGCATCTAGCCCCTGACCCACAGCAGCAACCAAGTTTGGTGCGCCTACAGGCGTTTCACGTGGAAGACCCGTAACGGGGTTTATCGCTGCCTGCGGTCTGTTTGGATCAATGCCAACAGCGGCTGGAGTTCTTGCGGGTTTTTGTGCAGGCGTTGCAGCAGCTGGTTGTTGCCCAGCCAGAATCTTTGCCGCCAATCCTTTTGGATCGAGGTCAGCCGCAGTATCTCCAGTGCCCAAGTATTGGTTGAAAATCTGATCCGTAACAGCTTGCCGCGCTGTTTGGAAAGTGTGTTGCGGACCCTTTTTGTTTGTCGGGTCTACTGGTGTGCCAACCATCAGCTCAGCAGCTTCAGAAATCTTTTTTGGGTCCAGCGCAGCTGCGGGGACGACGTTCTGCTCAAGCGGAACCTGCACGCTCTCCAGATCACCTGTTCGCTTGTTAAAACGAAGGGCGCTCATAATTTGAACTGGCTGACCTGTCTTTGGGTCTCGTGCATAACCCACTTGTACGCCAGACAGTTGGTTGGCAGCAGCCCCACCTTCGGAAGCAGCCTTCTTTGCCAATGCGTTGTAGTAGCCAATCTGTGCAGCTTTTGTCTGCTCATCTTGACGGAACTTGGCCAACTCAAAAGCGCCACCTTCTTTGATCCTCGAGTCCACGCTAAGTGCAAACTCGTCAGCTGTTTTTGCTGACAGAAACGGAACCCGAGTACCATCGTTGTTGACCTGCGTTACGTTAAAGCCGTCAATCTCCAGCTTAAAACTGTCGTTCAGGTCGTCAATGGCTTTGAGCGCTGCGGCTGGCCCTTTGAGGCGGGCCTGCTTGATAGTTTGGTCAAACTTCAAACCATCTTTCGCAATTTTGTCACGTTCTAGGGCGCTGTAATCTTTTTGCAACGCTGCTTTGGCTTCTGGACCTTTAAATTGCTCAACAGCAGCTAAAACAGCAGCGTCTCGGTCTTCTGGCTTTTCGTACTTGGTTTCGTTAATCTTTGCGAACGCGCTATCGAAACTCAGTGTTTGTTGAAGGTCGCGTTCAGCTTTGGTTAAGCCAACGTCAGCAAGCCGCTGCTGTGTTTTCTGTCCAGCGATTTGACCTTCCAGTTGTTGCAACCGAAGCGGGCGCTCTTTAGCTTGATACAACTGATCTTCCAGACGCTGGCGCATTTCCATTGCACGCGCAGGATCACGCTCAGCGATCACATCGGCCATGGCTCCGTATCGAGCTTGCTGGATTTCCTGCTGTGTGGGTGCGCGGTCGTATGTCTGACCGGCAAGCTGGTATCGTGGCAGTCCGACACGCTGGCCTTCGACGGGCATCTGGGGGGCGTATGCAGCCTGCTCTTGTGGGCCAAGTCCAAACATTCTTGCGTCTTCAGCAGCAAGTGCTTGGGTCTCCGCCTGTGCGCGGCCCAGTTCTTCTGGCGATGCCTGACGCTGCTGCATCTCTTGTGGGGTAAGCCCCATGGCTTCACGCAGACGTTCGCGCTCTTGACGCTCTTGCATGGCTCGCCCAAACTGAAGGCCGGTTTGCATGCCACCGGCGAGGCCTCTGAAGAAATCTGCCATGATTAGGGTCCTTTTTTACCTGCGCCACCAAAGCCGCCGCCAGCATAAATGCCAAGGCCTGTACCAACAATGGTTGCGAATGGATCGGCCTGTGCCATACCTGCGTTATATGCGCTGGTCTGTGAATTCAAAACGCTGCCCATAGTACCGCCAGCCTGCTGCAAACCTTGCATGTACTGACCGCCCGGGGCCATGGCTGTGTTCATGCTCGAACTACCGGCGGTATTAGCGCCCTGATACGCAGCGGTCGAAGCGCCTGCGAGGCCACGGCCAAGGCCTGTGACGTCCATCCGGCGAGCGAAGCCAAGCTGTTCAGCCTGTGTGCGTGCGCCTGTCATGGCGTTGGCGCGTTGTGCGGCCAGTCCCAGATTGCCCTGAGCCTGCAGCGCCATAGCTGCACCGGAGTTAGGATTCACGCCACGAGCGGCCATGGCCCGCTGACCCATCTCTTGTTGAACACCAAAGGCGCGACCGGCTGCAGCGGCGGCTTGGCCAGCCAACTGCTCACGGTACCCCTCAGTGCTGAAACGCTCAGCGTCTCGGACAAGGCCTTGCTCCACTGGGCGGAACGTCTTTTGCTGGTAGTCGTAGTAGTCCTGAGCCTGCTGCATCTGCTGACGCTGTGCGTCCATCTGCTGGCCATAGACCTGACGGGCTAGAGGCATCATCTCAGCATACTGCTGCTTGGAAAACGCCAACTGCTCCCTGCCGAGAGCTTCCATGCCAGAATAGTCTGGTGGTGGAGGACTAGATTTACCGCCCATGATTTACTCCTTCAGCCAGCGACAGGTGTCGGGCCACATTACCAAAACGTGCATGTCGGCACCCGGTGCGCCGTCCTTCATCACAAACTCTTCCTCGAACCCGAGGTGTTTGTCGAATGCCAGTATTTTAGGCTCATTTGACGGAACCATGCCAGTCAATCTTTTCAGGCCGCAGTGCCTGAACGCATAGTCGCACACTGCACGGAACAGCGGGACGATCTGTTTGGTCTGCCGAGCGATGGCAATGTGGCACGTGGCATTGGAGCCGTTGTAGTTGTTGATGACCACACCAGCCAGCACTTCGTCACCACTCACAACGCCAATGGCGTAGAAGCTGCCCCAGTCAGCACCCTGCCCGACCCGCTCGGCAACCCACGCACCGATGCGTTCTTTTTGGTCGTATACAAGGTGTGGCATGGGTGGATTATGGCTCACTGCGGTGGAGTTGGGTAGTGTGGTTACGGCTAGTCGTACAGCGCACCATCAGCCACCATTGCAAAAAACGGCAGACTTGGTACGTTAAACGTAGCCGTAGATGACGAAAACCCAAAAAAACTGTTTACCCACTCCAGCTCCAAGTCTGAAGACGTTGGGTTGTATGCTGCGGCCAACTCATAAAAATATCTTTGGCTACCAAAGTTTCTAGCAACAGCAGTTTGTGGAGCTGGGAAATAGATAATTGGCTTAGCGATTGCCGCGCCATCCGAAGCTGTCGGCGCGATATAACTTATCGTTGCTGAATTGTAATTAGGACCATTGCCTACATACGTTATCCCGTTAGGCGCGTATAAAGGTTGGATGTTGCTAGCTTGTGCAGTAGAACTGTATATTTTATTTGCAAACATGATGTTATCTGCCGTCGTAAACGCAGGCGTACCGTCAGACTTAAATACGTTAACGCCGTAACCTGAAGTTTGCGCGACACTGGCAGCTGCAAAAGCGTAGACTGTGGGAACAAACGTGGTCGAGCCTGCAGGCTGAGATGTTACATATATGGTGTCTGTACCGCTAACTCGCTCCACCCCACTTATAGAGGCTTTGTATGGATATGGGGCGTATACAAAATACACCGCGTCTTTGCCTGCGGAAGCAAACGTAAAATTGTATATAGATGCTTGCGGCCAGTTGTATAAAGTGATACCCGTAGTGCTGTTGTACAGCGGACCAAACCCAGCCCCAGTTATACCTTGTCGGCTTACAAAAGTTGCTTTCCCAATAAATACCAAGGACTCCGACTCTGTCGTCACCAACAAGCTAGAGTTGTCCCCCGACAAAAATAATCCATCGCTCATTTTACAAAAACCAAAATAGTTGCATCTGCGACCCCATCCCCGCTTCCGGTAGGAGACCAATTAACAGCGGGGTATCCAGCAGCGTAAGAAACACTGGCAGTAATGACTCCGGCTGGCGAGGCGATAAACTTTTGAACCGCAGCGTAAATTACATAGCCAGCAAGTTCTGGGTATCCCTTTGTGCCAGAAGTTGCACCACCAACCACAAAAACGTCATGCACTAAACCAGTCAACTTGCTAGAGTCGATTACTCTTCCGTTGTTGAGTACGATTCTAGCGCCGAAGCTCATGCTGACAGGTCTCCAATCTGCACGCGAAGTGTGCCGCTGGCGTCAAACACCTTGATGACGTTGTTCTTGATTTCCATGCGAGCGCCGGAGGAAGCGCTTTTGACGTCGAGCCCGCCAGTGAACGTGCCTGTAGCAGCAGACAGATCACCTGAGAACGTACCTGTAGCCGCAGACAACGCGCCAGAGAACGTACCGGTAGCCGCAGACAACGCGCCAGAGAACGTACCGGTAGCCGCAGACAGTGAACCGGCAAACGTGCCGGACGTAGCAAACACAGCCCCGCGAACCACAGCGTTCTGAAACTCAGCATTGCCGTTGGCGCTGATGCGAAAGCCCTGCGCACCCGCTACGTAGTTGGAAGACTGGACGTGCGAGTCCGTCTGCAGTGACCCGGCAGTGAGCTTACCCACGTTGAGGCTTGCGATCTTCTGGTCGTCCACAGCCAAGTCAGCAATCTGTGCATTCTGGATCGTGGCATTCAAAACGTAAGCCGCGTCAATGTACACACCAGCTGGGACGTCTTGGCCATTGATCTGCGTGGGTACTGCCTGCACAGCGAATGGGACACGACTGGCTACCTGCCATGTGACAGAGCCATCAACGATCAGCGTGCCGATGTTGCCTACCGTGATGCTACCAGAGCCTGTCGAGCCGCCGATCTTGCACACCAGAGTTTTGCTGTCTTGGCCAGACACGCGAACGATAGCCCCTTGGCTGTACGTGGTGCTTGTAGCCCTGAGAGCGATGGACGTCTGCGGTGTCGTCACCGCGAAGCGGTTCACGTTCGCAATGAACTCTGAGGTGCCAGTGGCGTCTGCATACACGCCGAAACCTGAGTAATACCCATTGACGTCGAGCTTGATGGTGTACTGAGCCTTCAGGCCGTCGTTGAGCGTCTTCTGGGCTGTGAACCGCTGCTCCAAAGTTGCAGAGTCTGCGCCGTCGCTGACAGTGACTTGCTTGACCGCTGTGGCTATGGGGATACCGACGTTCCACGTGCCGCCTGCGGCTTCGCAAGCTGCCTTGGTCGTGTTGTCTGAGGCGACGCCGCCAATGGTGCAGTAGCCAATTCGAGTGTTCTCGACCGACGTTACACGGGCATCCACAGCCGTCACAGAACCTGTGATAACAGCGTCAGGCGAGTACACCCAAGCCGAGCCAGACCAGAGGTACAGCTTGTTACTATCATTCGTGTCGTACCAAACGTCGCCGACTTCAAGCGGTATGTCCGCTGCAGTCTCTGGGTCAACGCCACGCTTTGTCGGTGTATCAGCTGTGCGGAACACCTTGGACTGGATGTCAGCATACGCACGCAAAAACGTAGCGCTTTGGGCAATGGCGTTCTCAGTATCCGTCTCAGTCAGATAGTCGTTGGTGAGCGTGGCAGACAGTGCAGACACCGCGCCTGTGATGGCTCCATCCGGTGAGTACACCCAAGCAGAGCCGGACCACTGGTACAGCTTGTTATGGTCGTCTAAGTCAATCCAAACGTCGCCAGTCTGCAGCGGGATGTCCAGTGAAGTATCTGCATCAACGCCGCGCTTTGTGGGGGCTGAGACTTGCCTAAACGTGCGGGAAGCCGACACGTCTGTGTATGCCCGCAAAGCAGTCTTGCTGCTGGCAATGGCACTGTTGACAGTCGACGTTGTGGAGTAGTCGTTAATCAGCGTGGCACGTGTAGCCGCCAAGCCCGTAGTCGGATCGTTGACCGAGGTCTCAAGCGTAGTGATCTGCTGCGCAAACGCTTCATCCGCAGACGCACGAGCAAGCTGCTCGACGGTAATCAACGCGAAGTTGTCTGTGATTTCTGTGTTTGTGATGTCCACCCATTCAGTGCCAGTCCATTGGTACTGCTTGTAACGTGGCGCAGAATAGTCTTCGCTGAAGTAATCTGGGTCATAGCTCGACTTCAGGTCAACCCACACATCGTTGGTCTCTGGGCTCGACGGTGCGTCGATCTGACGAAAAATCCTGTTCTTGCTTGCAGCTGTGGCAGCGACAACATCAATCGACCCTGCAAGGCTTGTATCAGCAGCTGCACGCGCTGTGCGCTCAGAGTAGATCAACCCCGAGGTGACAGACGTGATGTCCGTGCCGCCATACGAGCCACGCATCTGGGTAGCCAGAGTCTCGCGTGCAGTGACCTCGCCAGCAAGGCCAGTGTTGAGCGTGCTGATGTCCTCGGAGTGCGCAGCCACAATGTCAGCCAGCGACGAGTAGTCGCCGATCTTCAGCCAGTACGTAGCGTTTGTTGGCAGGTTGCCAGTCGTAGAACTCAGCGCTTTGTACAGCCCGCCGTCATACTTGACGATGTCGTCTGCGGCGTATGTGGTGCCGTTGTCGTAGTCAGGGTACGCGTTGATCGCGTCAAGCTGCCCTTGAATCAACGCCAGCTGGTTGGGGATGGTGCCGGTTGTTGTAGCTGGGCCGTCAATCAGGTCGATGCGGCTGTTGAGTTCTGTGGCCAGCTCAGTCTCAGTGATCTGCCCAGCCAGAAGACCGAGTGTGTAGGCAACGTCAGAACCTGTCGTGGCAGATGTGCCCACCAGTGCGTTGTATGGGCCCGGAGTGTTGTTGGTGTTGACGAACCGCACCCAGTAGTACCGAGTGACGCTGGGCCCAACCTCATCGACGTAGATGGCTCCGGGCGACATGCCCAGAAGAACCGACGCGGACTGCGAGCTGGTGCTTGAGCCCCACACCTCTGCGTGGGCGTGGCCTACGTACGCTGGGTTATCCCATGTGACGATGATGTTGCGGATGGCTGCAGTGGCTTCTACGTTCGTAGGCGCTGGTGGCGTAGCGACAAAATTAGATGGGCCTTTGATGTTCCCGTTCGCATCCACTGTGGCCAGCCCAGAGCCAACTAAGTCATTGGCAGACAGCAAACGATCACCGCCAGAGCCAGCCACGAGCTCACGCAAACGGTCGAGGAACGACCGCAGGTCGCGGGGAATGTCAGACGTAACGAAGGGCAGTTTTTTAGACACCGACAAGCTCCTGCACGGATTGCGCTGTAGCTACCGAGAATACCTCAGTATTGCCCTCAATGCGGAACTCCCAATCGCGGCCAACGGCCACCGGCAATTTGAACGGCCTGCGGTTTGCGACGGTCTGAGTGTGCACCAGCGTGCCATCCACGTAATACTTGGCAGTGACAGGGTACGCCTCGGCTTCGACCTGTGAGCACGAGTAAGACATCTCGTAGGGCATGGTGAACTTCTTGGAAGTCCAGATGTAGCTGAGCGCAGAGCCAGCTTGCCAGATTTTGACTGAGCGATCAGAGAAGGCCAAGAACAGCTTGTCGTTGACAAGGTCCGTGTAGCCCGCAGTGGCATAGACACCGTGCAGTGTGAACTGGCCTGACAACAGGTCGTAGATAAACCCGCCTGTCGTGACACCGTTGTCATAGAACGCCACGTATTTGCGGTCGTGCATGTAGGCATGGATCGACGACGGGTTGAAGAACGCTTGCCATTGGGCGTACGTGAACGCCGCCTCAGACACGAGCTTGGAGCCGCCCGGGGACAACATCACAAGGCCGTCAGGGCTGGCATACATCACCACGCCGTTGGCGCTCACGATGCTGCGCTTGGAGGCGCAGGCTTGGTCCAAATCGGACTTGACCACCACCATGGAGTCTGGGTGGCTGCCCTGCAGGAAGTACGGCGTGCCGGTTGTCAGTACTGCGAGCGTGGTGTCCATGCGGCCAAGGCCGACCACTGGGTAGTCCACAGTCTGGTTGTACGCGATGGGCCACGCGTGCGGGTGGTAGGGGTCACAGAAGTAGATGTCCCGGCCCACGAAACCAGCCATGATGCCGTTTGGCAAGTTGATCAGACCGCGCATCGTTGCTGGGGGTGGCAGCCATGTCAGGCTTGGGAGTTCTTCGCCAAGGTCTTCGGCCAACACGGAGTCCGTGTAGCTGGTGGTAGCCGCAGTGACTTCAGCAACGAACAGGTACGTGCCCGACACCGAGCGGTAGATGCGTCTGTGGGTGGCCGTGTACCCAGAAGGTACGGCGTCGAAGTTGGACACTGCGACGGTTTCACCAACCTTCACATCAATGCTCAGTGAAGCAGGAGCAGGTGCGGACTCGAAGTCATACCCAGACTCTTTGTTGACCAGCGTGTATGTGTACACACGTGTCTCAGGTATGGCCGTAGCATCAGTCGGCGTGCCGCCGAGCGTAAGGGTGAGCGCAGTTGTCGGCGCTGGGATACCCAGCGGGCGAGATACCGTGGGGTAGTTGGAGCCAGACAGCGCCAGTGTGGAGTACGTGGCCTTGGGCAGCGTGCCGTCTGTGTAGAAAGTCCACTCGGAGGTGTCCCCGGCGATCTGACTTCGGCACACATCCACATCGGTGGTCCAGTGGAACCAGTACTCAGAGTTCGAGATGATGTCTTGACCGAAGCGATAAATAGTCAGGGGTGTACCTGACTTGGTCAACGTGGCAACTGCACTACCGACGCCAGTCAGAGGTTGCAAGGAGCCGTTAAACACCACACAGTTGCTTGCCACCTGAGCAGAAGTGTCAGGGAGAAAGCGCGGGGGCACCTTGGGCGCGATGCCACCAAAAGACTTGATCGGGATAACGGCCATGATGATTTCCTCACTAGGCCAGATTGTAATTGGGATCACCCAGCACCGCCAAGGCGTGATTTGTGTGGGCGATGCGGTCATCCAACCCGATGGTGCCGCCGTTGATCTTCTTGGTAAGGGCCAAAGTGTTGCCAGACTCAGCCAAGGCGTTCAGTTTCTGAGTGTCCCAGAACCACCCAGCAGTCATGGCAGCGTACTGAGGTGTTGCCACAAGGTCCGGCTCCATGATGAAGTCCACGCCCAGCGCCTTGCCAGCGTGAAAATAATTTGCAGAGCCCGTCAGCTGGATGCAACCACGACCGCGAAAACGATACCCATCACCAGAAGCCTCGTCCCGATTGCCCATGCGGTTGCCGTAAATGCGATTGGCGATGCGTTTAGGCTGCTTCTCGTAGGCAGCGGCCTCTTCAGGCGTAAAGCCCCACGAGCGCTTAGGCGTGCGCGGAAACAGCTTGAGCAGCGTCGCCGCTCTGTAGTTGAGGTTCTCCTCCAGCACACGGAAGTTTCCGCTCTCGTGGCCACATTGACCTATGAAGGCAGCCTGCTGTCGGGGTGTCAAGATGTTGAACCGCTCGAATGTGGCATTCAGTGCATCGACCCACTGGGGGCCGATGTGCAGCTTTTTGAGTTGGTCAGCGTTGAGCATTGATGATGTTCCTCATGTTGTCATACGCGTCGATGCACGCGTTCAATTGGTTGATCGCCCTGTCCCCGTCAGCCGCAATCTGCGCGATCAGTTCGAGGGTTTGGCGCTCGGATTCGCTGGGACCAGTATCTGCGTCAGGCGTTGGGTCAGGTTGGCTTCGCGCTTGATTGCTATCTCCTGCGGCAACGGGGGCACTTGCGGGGGCTTGTGGACAACTGGCGGTGGGGAAGCGCACCCTGCCAGCACGAATGGCAGAATTAAGGTCCATTTGCTTTTTGCTGATGACATCGTTGGCCTTTCTGAGTTCGGTTTCTTTGTCAGCGACAGCCTTGGCCATCTCCTGCTCTTTGGCTCGCGCCTCTTCGTTCTTTCTGGCAATCTCGATTTGCATTTCTGCGTCACGGTCATCCCAGCCGTTGCTGTACCCGTACTTGTAGAACCCGCCCATGGCCAGCAAAGCTACGAGCGCCAGCGTGGGGTATAGGGTCATCGGGTTCATTCTGTTTCCTTGCGAGCTGCAGCGATCTCAGCGCGGTCCTCGTCGTCTTCAAGGTGCTCTGGTGGCGTCGTAGGGGGTGGGCCGGGTGTCCAGCTCTCATCCAGCTCTGGGTTCTTCCACACTGGCATAGCGCCAAAGGGCTGGCTTGGCAGGCCATACGCGGACTGCGGGGGAGCGTAGCTGTTGTGGTTGTACCCGCCCGCCATAGGCTGGCATGTCGGCTGCTGCGGCTGCTGTGGGGGCTGCGGCGTAAACGCCTTGGCTGCTGTTGATACCGCCCGCTTACCAATGACACCGCCAATGCCGCCAACAATCAGCAGCACGATGTCGTTGAGCATCTTGGTGTAGGCTTGGTCAATGGGTGCCATCGACTTGATCGGCTGCGTCACGAACGTCACCGAATACAGCAAAGCCGTCACGATGCCAAACAAGATGATCGTCACTGCCACGACAACAAAAGCCCAGATGCGGACCTCCAGCAGTGCTGTTTCTTCCTCAACGGACCGGGGTGGGCTCGGCGGCTGGTTTGGTTTGCTCAATTTGCTTCTCCAGTATGGGGGCAACAAGGTACTCGGGACAAGTCTGCGTGAACTGGCAACGAGGTTTTTGGCAGCGTTCAGCATGAAAATTATCTGGGTTTTGGCAGAAGTAGCGGTACTGCTCCTCGCATCCAGCAAGAAGTAGAAGGGCGGCTGCGGCAAGGTATTTCATTGCTTCATCCCATACATGACGAGGTAGACACCAAAGCCAACAAGCACAAAGATGACAACAATGCCACCAACAACAATCAGGATTTCAACAAGCTCTTCACGATCTTGCTTGGCTCGTAAAGCACGGTCACGGGCAAGCTGTGCGTCAATCTTGTCTTGCTTGTCCATCTCAGCCACTCGGACCATGATGGAGTTCCAAACATCCATGTTGTTCGGGAAGAACAATCCCTTAACTTGCTCTTCAAAGTCTCGCTGCGCCTTCAGGTCAAGCTCGATTTGAACAGCTTGGCCCATGTTAGAGCCACCCTTTTTCTTGGCGACCTTCAGGGCTTTGGTGACTTCATGCTTTTGCTCAAAGTACTTGCCGAGTAGTGGGCCAAGGCTGCGAACATCGTCCGCTGTTTTAGAGGCTTGCTTTATCAGAGAAACCGTTTTCTGGACAGCGGCCATTGCTGTCAGGGCCATTGTGATCGGTTCCATCAGAATACTCCACGCAAAACCTCAATAAATACTTTGGCACACCAAACGATAAGGCCAACAAGAAGGGCCGCTGCAACAAAGCTAACGGCCCAATCTTTCATGTCTTGTCGGCTTTACCGTCTAGCTTGTCAAAGATTTGCTTGAGGATTGATTTGACCTCTGCAATGTCTGATCGATAGTCATCCTTGGCAACATAAACATGCGGCAAGTCGCTAACCTTGTCTTCTAGCTTTTGAATTGTGCGGGTCAAGTTGTTGATGACATAGACCGCCAAGCCCCCTGCAACTGATACGACTAAGTTGAAAAGCTGTTGATTGTCCATGTCAAAACTCGGCTAGAAAAGGTGGTTTATTTTATGCTGACCAAGGTGTGCCGGTAGCATTTTTAGGGGCTTTCTGTTCGGCAATGTTTGCGGCCAAAGCAGCATCAACAGCAGCCACACCTTCCTCGCCCAAGGAGGCTTTGACCCACTCAACCACTTGAGCCTCTGTCAGTTGGTCGTAGGGGACGTAGCTCTCTCCGGGTTGCTCTGTGAAGCCCACTGTGGAGTAAGTCGAGGCGCTGTAGTCGCCATCGGTCTGTGATGCGGTCCAGTGAACGGTGACCACAAAGCCATCAGCGGTCAGGCGGTCCATGTTGGTGATTGTCCAGTTTGTCATGATGAGTCCTTTCGGGGGTTAAATGTTTGCGGCTGCAAGTCGAGCACGGAGGGATTGGATTTCAGCCCACATCACAGGGATAAGGGCGCTTGCATCCATCTGCTGATACACAGGGTTGCCATCAGCATCAACAGCGTCTTTCTCACCAGTGTGGGCGTAGTCAGGTGTTTCGTGAGCGATAAACATTGGTCGCTCTTGCGTAGCGCCTTTCATTTTGCCCATGTAAACAGGCACAGAGTCAATCAGCGCACCGCTGTCAACCACGGGGCCAATGATGTCTTTTGCCCGGTAGTCAGAGGTTGTGTTGTAGGCCGTCAGACCTGCGCCACGGTTGTACGTGATTGTCCCACGAGTGCTAAACGAGGCTTCGGTACCAAACGCTATAAAGCAGTTGGTCCCGCTGGTGGCTTGGTTATGGATTACTGCGCCAAAATAATCGACAGTTGGAACAATAACAGCAAGTCCGTTTTGCGTTGAACCTGCGGTGATGGTTGCCCGCCCCGAACCGCTCGTAGTCCCCACCAGCAAGTTACCGCTGGAGTCGATACGGGCGCGTTCAGTTTGGTTTGGCGCGAAAATCAGCGGGTAAGCGCCGTCCGTGCCCAAGATAGGGCCTCCAGACAAACCATAAGTTCCCCAGCCTAAGCGGACGTTTCCAGAAGAACTGCTGTTTAGAAAGTCATTTCCAGAAGGGGCGTTTATTTGGATGGCTGCGGTCGATGCAATGTTCCCGGCCACCGTAAGTTTTGCAGTAGGCGAATTCGTCCCAATCCCCACGTTGCCGCCAGAAGTGCCAACGTCAATTGCTAACAGGATGTTTCTGTAAACGCCAGCACTATCGTAAGCGTATATTTGGAGATCGCCAGAGCTTGTCGTGCCAAATCGTGCACGCTTGGTGGACGAATAACCAATCTGGAACGATTCGGCACTTGTTGACTCAATGTGCAGCTTGCTTACAGGCGAAGTCGTCCCCACCCCCAAATTCCCACTCGCATCCAGCGTCATCGCCTGAGTAAAGCTAATAGCGTTACCTGCTGTGCCGGAGGCTGCTTGAAACCACGCAAAGCCGCCCGAGCCGTTCGGGTTTGCGCCAAACAACTGAGTGCCAATACTTGCTGTGCTGGTCTTGTATTTCCAAGAACCATCGTTATAGGCGTTGTTTACCAAGAACGCAGAGCCGCCAGTATTCCCGGTCAACGAGGCGGTGCTGCTAACGTCAAACGCCCTGTAAGAAGATGCCCAAGCACTCGGAGTAACCCCCAAGCCGAGGTTGCCGGAGGAGTCAATTTCCATACGGTATGCAGACGCTGTGTCATCGTACACAACGAAGCCGCGAGCCTCAGAGCCAACGGCGTAACGGCGATAGGACGTGGCATAAAAGTCCATGATGGCGCTAGATGCACCGCCAATCGAGAGCTTCCGTGTAGGCGAACTCGTCCCAATACCCAACCCTGTGCTGGTCAGGCGCATTTGTTCGGAGCCAATCAGCCATTGATGCGTGAGGGCGTTATATTTCAAATCGGCATAAGAGTTGCCGTTATTTAAAGTGCTGGTAATTAAGTTACTAGTACCTGTTGTTGTGCTATCAAGAAGCACATTGCCACCAGTAGAAGTTCTTGCTGCAAACGTAGTCCCATCAAACGTCAGCGCACTACTAGTGGTCAGTACTTTGGAAGAAGAGAGAAATAACACACCATTTGCCGTCCCGGACGAGTAAGTACCGCCGAGCTGAGTCTTGTCGTTGTTCAGATTTGTGAAGTTCGCGTCAACTTCCGTATTACTTAAGGGCGAGCCCTTGACGCTGCGCAAAACGATGGTGCTCATATATTCCTCTCTGGTACTCGGCTCAGGGCGTCAAATCACGAAACTGTGATGGTCCACGTAATGCTAAGCGAATCATCTGCGCCTTTGTTCAAGACCGCAAATTCTGTGCGGCACAGCAAGGTTCCGCCGCTGGAAGCGTTCAAAATGCCAGCTTCTGTAACCGCGCCAGTGCCGGTACCTGCGCCAAAAGAGGCAACGTATGTCACCACTGCACCCGAAGACGCGCTGGAGGTCAAAGCCACACGGCCCAGTTCAGTCTGCAGTGCGGTGTCGCCGACAGCGGGATCAGTGGTGCCAGAGCCAATGGCCATGTGGCTCATAGCTGTGGGGGTGCCCACCATGCGAGCTGCGATAAACGTCTTACCAGTCGTCACGACCAAGTTGGGGACGTTTTGCTCAGCCTTGAGTTTGCCGTCTGGGCCGAACAGTTTGATGCTCAACTCGCCTTTGGCTTTGATGGTTTCTTGGATCATGACAATCTCCTATGCAAACGTGCGGTACTCACCGACGTAATCAGCTTCAAAATATGTCAGGTCACAGTACCCCTGTGAGATTACCGAACCCGACTCTGTGAACCCAAATGAATCTGCGACCGCTTTGGTAGTGGACCGTACCGCTGAATCCGCTGTACCTGCCGTGTCGGAGAGAATTTTGGTGGACGCTACAGCCGCAACGTCTGCAGCCGTTAGTGTATCCGCAAGTGCCTTACTAAAGCTAGTGAATGTGGCAGAGCTTGCGCCAAACGCGTCGGCAAGGGCTTTTACAGCCTCAAGGGCTATGTCATCTGCCACCCCGAGCTCGTCAGTGAGGGTCTTGGCGATGTCAAAGAACCGGGCGTCTTCGATGGATGCTACGTTGTTGACGTACTTTTGGAATGAATATGTGGACCCGTCACCGACATCCGCCCCGTCGTTCATGGCAAAAACGTCAGCTATCAACTTGCTGACAGCCAAAGAGGCTGCATCAGACGACACTACTTCATGCTGCAGGTTCTTGGAAACGTGTTTTGCTGCGGCAGAAGCCACGGCTACTGTGTCATTCACAGTTCGCAGCGTTGTCTTGACGATGCTGATGACATCCACCACAGTCACCGAATGAGCCAAACGCTTCGTTACGTCTGACCGAACGCTATCGGATGTCGCTACAGCATCAGCCTTGGGGCTGCTCAATGTAATTGCTTTGGCGTCCGCCGCAGATACAACGTCCCTGACTTTCTTGTTGAACCCAAGCTCGTCAAGGGTAGCAGAAGCCGCCAGAGCCACGTAGGACAGCGTAAATCCAGCTACCGAGGCCGAGACACTGGCCTGAGCTACTGCGGACGTTGTAGAGGCTGCCAGCGCGTCGTAGGCTACTGCGGCTGATACAGAGACGGCGGATATGCCAGATGCGGCCTCCACCAAAGAAGTAGAAGCGCCAACCAGACTTACGCTGATATTAGCGCTGGTCATCAGAAGTCCTGACGCAGTTTGAACTTGAGCAAGTCGTACACAGTCTGGATGGTGCTGTCCGCGAACGTGATTTCAATCTCACCTTCGTAGTCACCGGGGGCTCCATCAAGCGATGTGGGCTCATCGGCCCAGTCAAACACCACAACACCACCAGCACCATCAGTCACTGTACCGACAATCGTAGCCTGCAGCGTGGTAGCTCCAGCAGCCCGAAACTTCAGACGAACCGTAGCCCCAGTGATGTTGATCGCAGAACCAGTCGTAGAGTCCGTGAGGGTGGTAACGAGGCTTGGGCGGGTGTCGCCCTGAACCAGTCGAATCTTTTCGGCCATGCCAAACTCCTTACGCTGCTGGGCGCTGACGCACCTGCAAGTTGATGCCTCTGAAATCACGGATGCGTGCGTTGGTGATGGCTCGCTCGTACTGCATTTTGTGGGTCATAGCCATGGCGGCGTCAGACCACTCTTTGCCGGGGATGGCCGCCAAGTGCGCAATAGCACCGCTAACCAGTGTGTCAGCCCACGTCTCGTAAATCCAGTCTTCGACGCCCGTTGCGGTGCGGCTGGGCTTGAGCACGGCGTACACCTTGAGCTGCACGTTTGCCTCTGGCGTGGGGAAGATCACAATGCTGCGATCAGCTTTTACCCAGAACTCGCGTGGCTCACCCACCTGACCGAGGTTCTGCGTCGCCACAAGGCGCAAGTCAGTGCGGTCCAGCGTAGACTCGTTGAGCACCACAGAGATCACGTCCTCGATAACGGCCTCACCGTCAAGGTCGTACTCCACAGTGCCCGTGGTAGCGTAGATGGTGTCAATCTGGTCGCGCCACAGGTATGTGCGGGCGAAAAAGTCCGAAGCGACAATGCCGAGGTACGTGCGGATAGACGCGTTTGGGCACGACGGCAGATGTGGGGAAATGAGGGGGAGGAAATCGTCCCAGATTTTGGCCATTAGGCAACTCCCGGCTGCGACGCAGCATTGGTTTGAGCAGATACGCCAAGGCTATTTTGGAACGCTTGGAAGTGAGCTACAGCTCGTTGAGCATTTGCTGGCTGCTCTGCGTCTTTGGTGTATGCACGATACAACACGTAGTCCAGCAGTGCATTGGCGAACATGTCGTCGATGCGAATCACTTCAGTTGTGGCGGCGTTGCCAAGCTGCTCGTCTGTCAGCGTGTGAGGTGACGGCACCTGCGCGTAGGTTACTTCGAGGCGAGCTGCTGTCGTTGCTGGAGGGTAGACAAAAAAGTCGCGTGGCTGGCGGGCATCGAACATGTATTCTTCGATGTTGACTGTCTGAGTCTCGCCATACCAGCCTTTGCGCTGGTCGTCCAAAGAGCGTCGGTCTACCAAACGCACTGCGTATTTGTTGGACGTGGTGGCAGTGTTGCGCACCACAGAGATCAATCGCGATGCGTTGGCAAAGGTGCTTGTGAGCACCTGACGGGGGCCTGCCACGCAGACAAACTCCCCGGTCAATGTGTTGGAGTCTGGACGAGCTATCAGCGTTTCGCGATAGCTGTCATTGAGCCACAGCTGCAATTCAGACAATGCCCACCGTACAGACGTGGTGTCTTGAAGAATTGTTCTGGCCCGAGTAATCAGGTCAACAACTTTCACGGTGGCCATGGTCTACCTCACAGTTCAGGCTCTACATCAGCCAATTCTACCGCAGCAGGGGCTTCAGGGGTAGTTTCGACTTCAGCAACAGGCTCTGCTGGCTTCTTGGCGCGTTTTGGTTTGGCTGCAGCTTCTTCTACAGCGGCGTTGGAGTGCGCGTCAGCCAACGCTTGACCTTCGGGGGTGTACTCCCAGTCGTTGCCATTCATGCGGGCAAGGATCACGATTTTGCCGTCTACAACAGCACGGGCTTTGTTGGACAGAATTTCGCCGCCGAGGCGGGCCAGAAGGTCGAGTACGTTCATTCAATGCTCCATAAAGTAAAAAGGGGCTCCGAAGAGCCCCTTTATTGTGCCAGCAATTAGGCGCTGAGAACAGCACCCCAGTTTTCGCTGCCCAAGCTGATGTAAGCACCAGACATGTTAGCGGCCAAAGCCTTGGCTGCGTTGGCAGAACCGCCGTTGATAGCGCCACCAGTAGCTGGGTACACGTTCAGGGCAGCAGCAGAAATGTTCACGATGTGAACGATGTCGCCGACAGGACGCTCAGCGGGCAGCTTCACGCCGTCGCTGGCGTTGCCAGTGGTGACCACGTTAACAGCGCCGGTCAGTGCAGTAGCACCGGCTTGAGTTTGGGTTGTGCCAGCGGTGGCTGTTTGGTAGCCGCCGATGCTGCGAGCAAATTGAGTAGACATGAGAATCTCCAAAGAATGAGGGAAAAGAAAGGGCCCCCGAAGGGGCCCAGTTCATCAGCTGGCGGAGCCGACTTGAGCCACGACCAGAGCTTCTGGCTTGACAGTCTTGCGACCATACACAGCCAAACCACGGACGATGTCGCCGAAGTCAGTCTGGTTACGCAGGGGCTCAGTCTTGTTCACGGTCATGGCGAAAGACATTGCGGCCTTTGTACCAGCAACCATCACACGACGGGCCTTGGCGTTGGACACAGAACCACCAGTGGCAGGGTCAGTCAAACCAGCAACCAGTGCCTTGCCAGCAGCGCCTTTTGGCAGCAAGTTGGACACGTACACAGTGAAGCGGTCCAACATACCGATCTTGCCGCTACGGATGGTCGACTGAGCGTCGCCAGTGAAGTAGGCTTGAGCGATGTTGGATTGCATCAACAGGTGACGGTCGAAGGGGCTGATCACCAACCAGCGACCATCTTCAGGCACGTTCTGCTCGTCCAGCACTGTGGACATGCGCAGGATACCCTTCAACACGTTCTCAGGAGTGGCTTGGTCGATAGGAGCTGTGTCTGTGCCCAAGTTGTAGGCAGCAGAGATAGCACCAGCGGTAGCGCCTTCGTTGGCAGCGGCAGGGCCTTCAGTGACCATGTTGTTGAAGAACACTTCGTTTTCGATAGCGATCTTCAACTGCTTGGCGGCGTCTTCGGTGAACATGTTCATCAAGTTCATGTCGGACTGATAGGCCAGCACGTCGTTGACTTGCACGCCGAAGTACTTGCCCTTGTTCACTTGCATATCTTGGAAGATAGGAGTGGGGACTTCGTACGACAGGTTCTGGCCAACGGTGTAGTCAGAGATGCTGATGGAAGGAGCCAAACGGATACGGATGGTATCGCCTTGGTTCTTCAGTTCACCTTCATAGTCAGTGTTGGCGATTTCCGACAACATGGTGTTCTGGTAGAACTTGGCCAGCAATTTGCCGGACCACAGGGTGGGGATGAAAGCGCCGGAGTACGAAGGGTTCGTGTTGAACGGCGATTGGACAGGGTAAACAGCAGACATGATGGTCTCCTAAAAAGTACAGGTTGGGGTTCAACGCTGTGTCACTGGTCACGCGGTTACGCGACCTTCCATGAACGCAGCATCAATTTCAGCTTCAAGTTTCTTTGCCGCGTCGGTTTGCCCTTTGGTCCCCAAGTCTGCTGCCTTACGGAACATTTTTTCGATGTCCGCGTTGGTGTAGACCTTGCCTTTTGGAGAGGCAGTGGGGGTGCTGGGAGCACCACGATTTGGCTGAAGTTGACGCTCAAGCTCTTCGGTCTTGTCGGCTTTTTGCTCCACGGGCGTGATGGTCTGTTTGAACATCGCCACGTAGTGTGCAACACCTTCAGCATCGCCTCGGTTGAACGCTTGTTGTGCAACAGAAGAACGGGGGGCTCGCAGCAGCGGGTCCACTTCGTTGAGCCAAGCGATCCACTTGGGATCAGCATTGACTGCTTCAAAGTCCGGCACCATACGGTACAGGCGCTGCTCAAAACTTGCTTCAGACACTTGGGTGCCGGTGCTGGTCAGCTGCTCGCGCAACTTCTCATTCTCGGCTCTCATGGCGTCCAGCTCGCCTCGAAACTCTGCTGCCACTTCGCGGGCAACTTTGCGTTGGACTTCAATCAAGTCCTGACCAAATGCTTCAACATCAGCATCAGTCACCAACTTTGTCGGAGCTGCGGGCTTAGCAGGCTCAACTGGCTTGGTCTCAGAGGCTTTGCGGAGGCTATCCACTTGGGCCTTGAGCTCACGCAAGTCTGCATGTAAGCGAGGAACTTCGGCGTCGTACATGCCCTTGAGGGTTTTGTACTTTTGCTCCCATTTCTCTTCCGCGACTACTGGCTCGGTCGGCGTCGGCGTTGGCTCAACAGGTTTGGGCTCAGCTGGCTGAGGCTGTGGGTCTTGGGGAGGCTCTGCTGGCTGTGGGTTGGGGTCTGCGGGTGCAGGATTGTTACCCTCTGCGAGCTGCTTTTCCAGTGCTTCCAGTTCTCGTAACTGCGCTTCTACTTGTCTTGGCAATGCCATTCAATTCTCCTTGGGCTCCAACTCTGCTTCAGGCTCCTACTGCGGTCTGCCGTTCACATAATGGTTTGCTCGGATTTACAAAATTCGGATCACTTGATCCGGTCGAAGACCTCGGACGATTTTTCAACCGCTTCGAGGAAATCTGATAAGACCTGAGCCTGACCTTGGAGGCGGTACAAGCGGTGCGGTTCTTCTGCCTGCATCAAGGAGACCTTGGTCTCCTCTAGCTTGGTTCGGAACAGCGCCAGTAGCGCTTCGTTTTCTTGCAGCTTGCAGCGAATCAACGCTTGCATGTGCTGCCGATCAGGCTTTTGGCCTACAAAAATCTTCATGTGTGGATTCTATACAACAAATTCAGAAAAAGTCAAACTCCGTTGGGTCGAGCGGAAATCATATTTCCCTCACGACCACCGACTTGGCTGCCGTCAGGCAGCATATTCTTTGGAGCCGGTCCCTGAGTCATGCCCGGAGCGCCGCCTTGGAGCTCGCCAGCGATCATGGCCAACTGCTCTTGGAGCTGTGCGTTTTGCTGCTGCAGATTCTGCATGGCTGTCAGTGTCGGACGGTCTGGGACAATCCGGTTGACGTTGCCGCTCAGGTTGCGGGCCTGCTCGCGCAGGAGCTCCGCCGCGCCGTCCATACCCACGATCTGCTGGGCCACTGGGCTGTTGAGCACGATCTGGAGGAACTCGTTGCGGCGGACTGCCTCAGCTTCTTTGACCACCAAGCTGGTTGCGCCCTTGGCCACAGCCTTGACGTCACCGATGAGGTCTGGGTCTTTGCTGTATCGCAGGTTGTCTTGGTACAGGCGCTCGATCGACGGCACGATGACAGCGCGGTCAATGTTGCTGATCACCTGCTTGATACCCTTGCCAGCGTTGCTGATGAGCATGGACAGGCCTGACGACGTACGGCCAGCGCCGGGTGAGCTCTCGCCAGTCATGTAGCGCGGGATCATGGTGTCTTCGTCAGCGCGGGCGCTGAACTTCTCGAACACGGCCATCAGCTCATTGGCGTTGCTGTTTGGCTGGAAGAACTGCAGAGGCTGCGAGCCGTCGTTAAACTCAGAGCTCTGGAACTGCCAGATTTTCCAAGGGTACATCTCGGTGATGTCCTCGCCCGGGGGCAGGCGCGACACGTTCACACCCACCTGCGGGCCAGAGCTGATGCCCATGTTGTTGGCCAAGCTGCGGGCAGCGGCGTTCACCATGTTCTGAGAGTCGCGGCACAAGTCGGCCACACCCTTACCGGCCACAGCGCCGGGGACTTTCTCGTAAGACGTCACGTAGTACGGCTTGCGGCCCAGCGGGTCGTAGTTCAGCACAGCACGGATCACCGTGGAGCCCACCAACCACACTTCGCAGGGGTAGTTCAGGTCTGGGTCAGGAATCTCCTTGGCGGACAGGCCCCAAGTCAGCAAGTCCTTACCCTGCACGCTGTCCCACATCTGGAGCGCGTCGATCAGGTCAGTCGTGAAGATGGTCTGGGTGGTGTCCTTGCCCTCGGCTGTCGCCTGAGCGCTGTCGGTCCACAGCCACTCGTTGAGGTTGCCCGCCTCGAATGAGTTGAGCACTGAGCGGATGGCGTCGTCGTTGTACCCGGGCACGCCGATCAAGGCCTGCAGGTCTTCACGAGTCATGCGGTGGCGCTCGACGATGAAGCCGTCTTGGATGTCCGAGGACCATGGGGCCCAGTACAGCATGAACGGATCAACCCGCTCCCACTCGTTGCGAATCTCTTCTGACGGCACCAGCTCGCCGTTTTGCCACATCATGGTCTTGCGCTTGCGCTTGACCGGGCCCTTGAGCACGGCGTAGGGGAATGTCACCACGTCGTCGAGGAACGCGTTGAGCGCGTCGGTCCAGCCACCCTCGATGAGCTGGTCTTCCATCTTCAGTTCCATGCGGTCAACGCGCTCGTTGGCCTCTTCCCGCAGCTTGCGCATCGCTGCGTCTTTCATCTGACTGGCGGCTTCGCGCAACTGTGTGGGGTCCGGCATGGCCAAGCCCTGCTCCATCATGACCTGCAACTGCTGCTGCATACTGGCCATCAGCTCTTGGATGAGCTCTGGAGGGAGTGTCGGCTCGGGTGTAGCCTCAAGGCTCCACGGCTTGTCTGTGCCTGTGCCCAGCAAGGTATCACGCAACCAGCTCGTGGCGGCGCGGCACTTGACCGATGTCAGCTGGATGTAAATCTCAGAGCCGCCTTGGCGCTTGATGTCGGCCAGTTTGTCTGGGTCATACTCACCGTTGCGCTGGCGCAGACACTGCAGCATGCGCTCTTCGATGGTCCGTTTGGCTTCACGAGCAGACTCCCAGCGCTTGCGTGCGTGAGCGGCCAGCCCTTGGATCACAGGCTGAGCCTGCATGTCCGTGTTGCGTTTTTGCGACTCCCGCTCCAGATCGGAGCTGCGAGCTACGGGGATGAGTGCGATACCTGTGGCCATGAGTCTGCCTTAGAAGTTCGGGTTTTCTGTCCAGCGGGCTTTGAAGATGCCTGTCGCCGTGCTGTTGCCGGTGTTAGTAATACGTACGTAGTACGTACCGGGCGGAAATCCTGTCGGAAACTGCTCACCACCCTGTGCTCCAACGGCTTGATTCAGATTATTACCTGAGTTCAGGATGAACATGTCAAGCACCGTGCCGCCTGTGTGCGTGCCGCCGTAGGACATTGTTGATGTGGTAGCTCGTGCCGGGGTGCGCAGCATGTTGTTAGTTCTGCTGATTGGAAGCGCTGTGCTAAACGACCCGCCCTCAGTGCCACCCGATACGATCTGTACTCGTGCAGCAGACACATCCAGCACAACGAAGAAATCGCGCATGATCACGTCTTCCGTGATCACCACTTTATACACACCTGTCGCAGCCTGAGCTATGCTGAACTCGTGGAACGTGAAATACTGACGGCCTTCGTAGAACGCTGAGTTGCCGTCTTCGACAAACAGCCGACCCGACGAGCTGTGAATCTGCTCAAACCAACCTGTCTTGGCGTTGAGCGCGTTCGTAGTCATTTGACTCATGGGGTGATCCTGTCTGTGAGGGCGATTACCCGATTGTACGCCGACATGTCAAGGGGTCAAGTGTAGGCATATGTGGACTTCTTCACCTCGCGTCTGCCAGTGCTCAACGCAGCGCCCCGGATGTTCATGTCGATCACGGAATCTGCGTACTGGTTGGCGTCATGGACGTGCGAGAAGCCGTTCTTGTCTGGCTTGTCCTCCATCTCACCGGACTTCTTGATTTTGTACCGGTATCCATACCGGAATCCCTTAATCAGCGTGGTGCACCCCGGGTCGATCAGGTAGAGCGCTTTACCTTCCAACTGTTGTACAAGCAAGCGCTCAACGGCTTGAATCCGTTTCTCCGGGTCGTTTGTCGGTGGCCGCTGGCACTTGAACCCGGCCTGTTTAACGATATCCACCAGCGACACCTCGCCTTGTTGCTGTTTGGCGTACCCTGCTGGGTCCGGGGCCACGACGAAAGAGCAGCCCTGCATGTTGTTCGCAATGAACGGATTGAGTTTCGTCCGCAAGAACGTCTCGATGCCCATGTTCTCCGAGGTCAGCTCGGCCAGCGTCACGACGCGCCCGCGTGGGTCGCGCTGCTTAAACACTGCTGCTGGCGTGCGCCCGAAGTCCAGACCGATAATGACCGGGTAGTCTTCGCTGCGGATCGCTTTAATTTTCTCTTTGGCGACGTGGAAGTCGTATGTGAACGTCTTCTCGTACACCGGCGTGCCTGACAGGCTGCGGCCATACTCCGAGCGCAGATACACACGCAGCCAGTCCTCAGTCTTGCCCGGGATGATGTTCGGGTAGTACTGCTTGGGCAGGTTGTTGTAGTTGTCGCACTCCGGGTTCACGACCCACTCAGCGCCATCCTTATCCAGCAGCACCTCTTCGGCCTCTTCACCGAACTTCTCAAGATACACCTCTGGCTTGATTATCGCAGCTGGCTGCTTGTACACCGCCCAGTTCGATGGCGGCTCTTCCATCTTGTTGTGCCACCACGTGTCCTCGTCTGGCATGTTGGTATCAAACAGCGCACACGACCGGGTGGGCCCACCGTCCTTCATCGACGGATATCGGTTCAGACGACCCAGCAGACCGTCCACAACGTCAGGGTGCAGCTCTCGGCTCTCGTTACCCCACAGGAACGTGGTCTCCAGCGACAGCGCCTTCCGCACGTCGTCCGGCGTATCCAGCGCGATGAACAGCCACTCCGACTCTACCTTCGTGCCGTCCGGCATGTTCGCCATGAGGATGAACGTCTTCTCCACGGCCTTCCAGATACCAGCCTCGCCCGGGGGCAGCCAGTCAAATACAGTCTTTCGGGTCGTCAGGGCCAACTGGTCCGCCGTGTTACGCACGATCACAGCACGTGTCTTGCGTATTTTCTTGGCGTTCGGTGCCTGCCCACAGGCCATACGCACCAGCTCGTGCACACACGTGACAGACTTGCCACCGCCGACTGGCCCCGCCAGCACGCGGACGTACGCCTCGTCAAGCATGAAGTTGCGTTGTGTCTCGGTCGGTTTGTAGGTGCTGCTCATTTTTTCAGCGTCGCCGCGTTGGTTTTGGCGTTGTACTTGTAGTCGCTCGGCTTGTTCTTACCGCCCGAGTACTTCGATTCACGGTCCTTGGCTCTGCCAGCGTTACCCAAGTCTTGGCGCTTCTTACCTTCAGCGGTCAGGCTGCCATCAGGCTTGATGTGCCCACGTTTAACTAGCAGCCCGTGAGCGATGCCACTAGCGTTATCTTCCCCGCGTGCGGCGATCTGGCGTGTCAGTCTCGTCTCGAGCTTTGATTTAGGCATTCTTGATCTCCTTGACCTCAGCGTCCAGTGTAACGGGTGTGAAGCTCTGCTGGTTTGTCAGGCTGACGGACTGGCCACCGCCCAAGTCGATGGAAATGCTGAACCCCGGGCCGACATCTTTGACTTTCTCCTCTTTTGGCTCCAGACCTGCGGCTTTGATGAGCGTCTTAAGGACTTCGTGCTTCTGACTTAGGCTGGCATCGCCGGACGCCGCAGTGACGTATACCTGATCGAGCAACTCCCCGGCCATCCATGCGGCCTTTGCCTTGAACGTAACGCCGTTTTTCTCGTACTCGGACCGTTTTACCTGAACTTGCAACTGAAACCACGGCTGCGCAGCCAAGTCCGTGTACTCCTCTACTGACATGCCGTGGCGACTGGCCACAATCAGCTCATCCTCCATGCCCAAGGCAATGGAAGCGACCATTTCTTCGCTGATTTGGGGAAAAGACACCGTTTTTGGCTTGTATTCCAGAGGCGAATCGTCCATGGGGGTGTCTTCAGGCAGCATTTTCGGTCTCCGACGCCTGTTTTTTGGCTTTTTCGAGGGCTTGGTAGTACTTTTCCATGGCAATTCTGGCCATTTCAGCCGAAGAAACGCCCTTTTGGGTGGCCAAAACACGGTATTTTTCGATCAATTCTTCAGGCAAATACAGGTTCCAACGCTTCATTTTGAGCTCCAAATGTATGTATACACACGTATTGTACATACGTTTTTTAATTTTTTGGGGCTTTTTTACAAGGGGGCAGGGTGTTTTTAGGGGTGTATGTATACATACATGTCGTGGGTTTGATGTGCTGTAAGACTGCGTCGTAAGCAGAGGGCGGGGCGGGGTGGGGGCGTGGGGGGCCTGTAGGGGGTGGCCGACTATCAAGCCTGCCTAGAGTGTAGGGGCCTTGGGTTATCAAGGTTGCCTACAGTAGGACGGTGATCGCACCGTTCGCCTCATGTGAGATTGTTCTTTACCGACTAGTGCCGGACCTACGGGAATGGTGCGTGTGGATACCTACGGGTTGACGCGGTCACATGGTAGGGGGCTTTTGATGAGAAACCGATCATTAAAAATTTATATTGGACTCCCTTGTCAGTGGCGCGACAAGGTGCGTGTGAATAGTCGAAGGCACGCAATTGCATCTCACTTCAGTGAGTTTGTGGTAAGGGGCGAGTAAACCCGATAACGCTTGAGTGTGCGCTGTCCATTGGCGGGCAACACACAGGGCGAACGCATTGTCGCGAGACAACCCGTGATCGAATCACTAGGCCACCCACAAAATCGAGTATCTGAGCATCTGCAGGACGGACCGGGCAAGAACCCCGGAGTTAGACGCACCGTTGAATCACGGTCGCAGGTAATGGCCACCTATGCACGAGGGTCATTGAGGTCACGGGTGGCACCAAGAACAGAAAGCCACAAAACCAATTCAACCTATAGCTCATTGTTACCAGTGGGCTATGTGGTGCATTGCACCGATCAACCATTCAACACAAGGAATCATCATGGAACTCGCACAATTCACTCCCGCAATGGTCAACGTCTACGGCAAAACCAAGACTGAACGTCAACTGTCTGTCGTGCAAGACGCCAGCCCATACACCAAGATGGCGCTCGCCAATGCCAAGGGCAAAGTGGGCCAAGCCGCCCGCAATGGTATCGCCAACGGCGGTGTTCAAGCCATTGCCAAGCAAGCCGCATTCCCATCATGCAACTACAAACCCGCTGGCGAGTACTTTGCCGCCCAATTGGGTGAGCCAATCGTTATCTCCAATCGTGCCGGCTTCGAGTCACTGCCTGACCAATTCGAGGCACGTATCATGAAGGCCAAAATGTCCAAGACTGGCGGCTATGTCACAGACAAGAAGACCGGCGCACTCAAGGCTGGTGCAACACTGGCCAAGCTCATGGAACTCAAGGCAGTCGCAGTTGACATGATCGCCCATGCTGAGGCGTTCACCGCAGAAGCCAAGGCCGCACGCAGTGCCATCACTGCCTGACGTGTGTATACATCACATCTAATTATCCAATTATCCAAGGGGTGTTTTACCTTGGATAATTAGGTTTCCCTTTAAAATCAAGGGGTTAGACGTGCAATTAGACAATTAGACAATTATCCAAGTATTTAGGTACACACAGACGATGCGTGTGTGTTTTTACGTGAAGGTGCGCAAAGCGCACACAATCACAACGACCCTAAAATCCTCGCTGACCCTCCAGCTTTTTTGGATAATTGGATAATTACCCCCGGGTAAACCCTTATGCCCTCTCGCAGCCCAATATCCATGCGGGTTCCAGCATCAGTACCCACTAACATCGACTATCCAAGCCCATCAAACCTTGGATATCACCTTGGATAATTACCCCATCAACGTACGTATACACAACGTGTGTATACATCAGGAGTCATCATGTCCCAACGTCAACAGCTAATGTATGTATACATCAACGAAGACCAAGAAGAGTGCGAGCCGTTCATCTTCGAGGCTGACATGGGCACAAACCCCTTGGACATGGATGACCCCGAGACAGCATATCGGGAATACTTGGCTGAGCGATTCAGCCGATAACATCAACATACACACGTTGTGTATACGCAAAGAAAGGGCACATCATGACAGACACCACACCAGACAAAACATATACGGTGGAAATCCGTGACGTGTATGGCAAGCAAACCATATACCCAGTGTGCGACACGGCACACACATTCGCAGCACTCACCGGCTGCAAGACCCTGACTGACCTCGCCCTGATGCGTATCAACTCATTGGGGTACACCATGGTGATTAAACCGAGGGAGCTGAAATGACCAAAGAAGATTGGATCATCCTGCGCCTACTGAAGGCGTCAACCCGAACCCAAGCAATTACGAACCCGGACTACGTACGATCAGTCCTGTACATGCTCAAGAAGCATGGACGCAAAGCCCTCGATGGGTACATCGCCCAACTGCATGCGGAGGGTAAGCCATGACATGGATATCCGTTGAGGTAGACGTCGACCTGTCCGAGTTCAACGACAGCGACATAGAGGCTGAGTACAACGAGCGAGGGCTTGGCGACCAGCCCACCAAGTCAGAAGACCGTGAGGAGCTCATGGCCATACGCCAGCTCGTGCTCAACCACAAATCCAAGGAGGCATACAAACGCATGTACGAGTACATCCGCAACAGACTGGGGACTGCGATATGAAGACGCCCGAGCCGACCAAGCTGGACCCCGACTACTACCCACAGATAAAGCTGCGTGGGCGCTGGTACATGATCGTGCCTGAGATGGAGGGGGTTGACAGTCCGCACCACGGGTGCGCGTTCTACCGTCCCGAGATGAACGATAACGACTTCGAGCATTGCAAGCTCATGTCTGAAGCATACAAACGCCTAGGCAACGGGTTTGGATCGCCAGAGTTCAAGCGCCATGACTGCGGGGACACCAACACCATCTTCGTCGCACCGTCCAAGTTCCCTGAGTACCGAGCACACCTCGTGGCTGAGAAGCTGGAGGGTAAGACATGACCGAGCGCCTCGAGTACAAACCCGGCGACACCTTCCGATGGGATGCGTACGAGGTCGTGGCCCGGCATGACAACGACAACGGGTGCGATCACTGCATAGGCAAACTCCACACCGACATATGCGACGCCCTGCCCGGCGGGTGCAACGAAGACGAGATCATATGGGCCCCACTCAACGACACGGCATGCCTCATGGTCGTCACACTCAAACTGGAAGGCAAGACCATCTATGACTAGACACACCCAACATGGCAGTATCCCATCCGTATGGCAGGACGATGGGTTCGGGCAACTGCACCGCATCACATTTCAACAACTGATTGCCCGTATCGAATCGGGTTGGAGGGAACTATGATTACACATCGAGCAGTACGCATAGCCGTACTGGTATTCCTCATTGGCGTCCTACTCATGGACCTGCTTTGGTGGAGACCGGGATGACCAAGTACACATGGAGGGGCATCGACTGCCTCATCGTGCCGCCGATCCAAGGAGGTCGATGCACGGGCTGCCTGTTCGATGGGCCCAACGAATGCCCACACACATCTGACGACACAGACGTTGCATGTAACGTCGGCGGCGACGTCATCTTCATCCGAGACACGCCGGAGGCACTGGCCGAGTACGCGGCCAAGAAACTGGAGGGCACATGAAATGGGACGACGCATTCAAAGGCTCAAGAGGGTGCTACGAATGGTACGACCTGCTGGCTGGTGAGGGCACTGAGACCGATGAGCTGCTTGGATACATAAGACACACCCTAGACAACGGCGAGTTCATGGCGATCATCAACGACAGGCTCCAGCCCACTGCGAAGTTCGACAACCTCGAAGACGCCAAGGCACACATCGTCACCTACTACGTGACACAGAAGCTGGAGGGCACATGAACTTCATATGGGAGGACGGTGCGAGTACGCCACACAGTGGTTACTACCGATGCCACCTGACCAAATCCACACGAGTCCACATGAAGGGCTGGAATGGCAGCAAGCAGTCCGTAGTAGTCAACCAAGTGGGCTACATCAAAGTCACAGAACATGGCACCTTCCATGCAAACGTGTATGGCAGCATATCCAAACAACCACCAGCATCGTTCACATCATTGGACGAGGCCAAGGCATACGTAGAAGCCCATGCCACCACAGGGCTGGTGCTCAAGAAGTTACACGTTGATGTGTGACTGTGTAAGGTTTGTGTAAGACGAACAACTCAGAATTCGGGCTACCCCATCGTTCAAGCGTCACGCATGGGGGCAGGCATCCAGACGCTCCATAACTATCTCTCAACACACAAGGAATCATCATGCGTTACAGCAATATCAAAACATCCGTTCTCGAGCAGTTCCGTGTCGATGGCGGCAATGCCGTTGTCCCATTCATCCTCGGCGCTCCCGGTGGTGGCAAGTCAGCCTGTGCTCGTGAGGTTATCTCTGAGCTTGGCATCGAGTCCGACAAGATCGTGGAGTTCACTGCATCCCTGCGTGACCCTGTTGACGTGCTCGGCGTACCTGACAACACTGGCGAGTACACACGCTGGGTTCCACCCCAAGAGTTCTACAACCTGCGCCAAGGTGTCGGTCGCGCAGCACTCATTCTGGAGGAGCTGTCCGATGCGCCTGTCCCCATGCAGAACGCACTGTGCGGTGTTATCTACGACCGTCGTGCTGGCAACCTCATGCTGTCTGACGAGCTGTTCATCATCGCCACTGGCAACCGTACCGAAGACAAGTCTGGTGCCAATCGCATCACATCCAAGCTGGCCAACCGTACACGCCGCTTCGACTTCCAAGAGACCATCGAGGACTGGACTGCATGGGCGCTTGAGAACGATATCGACCCTGTGTTGATTCAGTTCCTGCGCTTCCGTCCCGGCTTGCTGTCTGACTTCGATGCCAACCGCTTCGCCAATCCAACGCCTCGTTCGTGGGAGCGTGTCAACCTCATCCCATCATCGCTCGACTCTGGCCTGTTCTTCGACAACTGCGCTGGTGAGGTAGGCGATGGCGCTGCTGCTGAGTACACTGGCTTCAAGCGTATCTACGAGTCACTTCCTGATATCGACTCAATACTTCTGTCTCCATCCGACGCTGACGTACCTCAAGACCCTGCGACTCTGTACGCCTTGACTGGTGCGCTGGCTCGTAAGTCAACGAAAGATAACTTCGATCGTGTGTCCAAGTACCTGTCCCGCCTGTCTCCTGAGTTCAACGTCATGGCTACCAAGGACGCGATCAAGCTGCAACCTACCATCAAACACACACGCAGCTTCGTAGAGTGGGCCTCCCGCAACGCGGAAGTTTTAATGTAAGAAGTACTTTAGGGTATAATGATGCTGCGTATTTGAAAGGACCATCATGACACAACGCATCGACATATCCGGCCAGTGCTTCGGCTTGCTTACTGTTGTCTCACACGTCAAAGGTATACGGTGGCAGTGCTCTTGTGACTGCGGCAACACAGCAGTGGTTGCATCGCTCGACTTGAGGAACGGCCACACCCAATCGTGTGGGTGCCTTCGAGCCGCTGAGACTAGCAAGCGCATGACCAAGCACGGCATGACCAAGACGCCAACCCATCGCTCGTGGATTTCAATGCGGCGACGCTGCAACGAACCAACACACGATCAGTACAAGTATTACGGTGGTGCGGGTATCAAGGTGTGCGAACGCTGGCAAGACAGCTTCGAGAACTTCTTGGCCGACATGGGCGAACGCCCTGAGGGTATGACCCTCGACCGCAAAGACCCCAAGGGGGATTACGAACCATCCAACTGTCGTTGGGCCACACAGAAAGAACAGATGAACAACACCACACGATCAGTCAAGTTCGAGGGCAAGACCCTGACCGAATGGTCTGAAGAGCTTGGCATCAAGTACGACACGCTTAGCTACCGACTGCGGAAACACGGCTCGGTATTTCTTCCGTAACCCATGGCTCGCACCTATACCAACTACAGATGGGTGCCATCGAACGTCCGCAAGGGTGATCGGTACTACTACAAGCGCGACATGTTGTATGTATTCCCCGGAATGCAGTCACGCAAACCTGAAGAGCAAGTAGTAGCTACCGTCACCTACGACGCAGACGCCAAGTCACCGCACTGGGGCAAGTGGCACGTCACCATCGGTGCGCAGACACCTGAGCTCTTCGCACTGCGCATGTCGGACATACCCAAGTTCACCAACAAGAACGACGCGATGGCGTGGGCAACAGCAATGATAAGGCTAAGCATATGAAAGTCACTGACCTTAAATGGCACACCCGCGACGACGGTGCGACGTGGAGCCTGAGCGGGTACGTCACCACGACAGAACGGACAAGGGCTCTCCGCAGGCTGTTTGAACTCCAATACCTTGGGCGCACGAGAGTCGCCTTCGGTGGTGGACACGAACGGTGGAAGGTCTACGACCGCCGCTACTGGGTTGACGCCCCAGCGGACATACCCGAGTTCAAGCACGTCCATGAGGCCAAGGCTTGGGTAGAGGCTGTAGTTAGGTTAGACCCATGAGATACGTCTGGGAAGAAGAGTTGATGTCCAACAACGGCGTGCCCACGGTTTGGCGGATACAGCACCACCTCAAGAAGGTCTGGGACAAAGACCCGCTCGAGAATCGTTTCGACAAACCAATGCTCGGCCAATGGAAAGCCACCGTGGCCTACGTCACCAAGATCGGCGACCGCAAGTGGGACTGCCAATTCGTCAATCACAACGAGAGCCGGACGTTCCGCTCTCTGAAAGCAGCCAAGGCATACGCCGTGGCAATCATCACACTGGAGAACTAACATGACACCTACAAAACTCTCGGACAAGGTAGTCCTCGTCAAGCTGACTATTCGTCGCGCAGCACTGACCAAGCGTGACGCTGTGCTTACGGCTAACTTACAAGCGCAGGAGAAAGACAACAGCCTCACTGTGCTCACCAAGCTGTTCAAGGACAAGGACTCAGCCATCAACCAGATCATGGCCAAGTACGGTGAGGTCTACCAGTACCACAAGAAGCACACGCTGCCTTACATGGACGCTGGCCCACGCATTCTCCCCAACGATATGTACATGGAGTACACGCAAGAGATGAAGCACCGCATCGCTCAGGTGGACAACCTGCTCGACACTTACATGCCCATGTATGACCAGCTAGTGTTGGATGATGTGATGTACCGCAACAGCGGCCATGCAGCAGGACGCGCCAACGTGTCCGAGTACCCCAGTGCAGATGACTTCCGCATGTCCATGTCTGCTGAGTTGCGCTTCCAGCCCATGCCTGACGCCTCGCACTTTCTGTTCGACCTCAGTGAAGACGACGTTGCATCGTTCAAACGTGCCGAGGAAGAAGCCGCGCAAGCTGCCAACGCTGACACTGTGCAGCGCATGCTCAAGCCCATACAAGCACTGGTGACTAAGCTGGGCGAGTACCAAGGCCTCAAGGGTGAACGCTTCCACAACAGCCTTGTCGAGAACGTCATCGATGGATGCACACTGGCTCGCAAGCTGGCAATCAGCCCGACACCTGAGCTGCTCGCAGATATCACTGAGTTGGAAGAAGCAGCGCAGGGTTACCTCAAAGATGTGGAGATGATTAAGGGCTCAGCCAACAAGCGTGTCGAGGCTAAGAAGAAGTTGCAAGACGTGGCGTCAAAGATGGCGATGTTCTCATGAGCTTTACTGACCTCGAGTACATCCTGATGGTCGCAGTAGCTGTGCTGCTGTGGCGTTGCGCAGACACCAGACGGTGGGCAGAGCACGAAGAACGCAGAGCCAACAAGTACGCCAACTGGTTAGTTGATGTGTATGAGAAGAAAGGAAAGATTGTGCAACGAGATGATGGATACTTTTTCGAGGAGTCCAAATGAGCAATATGAACAACAACGAACGAGGGCGTATCACTGGCATGCCCGGTACAGAAACAAGAGTGACACTATACCCACAACGACTAGGTGTGAGGATGCGTAACAGCATCATCCGCATGCTTGAGAACCGTGTCCTAGAAGGCGGGTGGTCGTCCAACTCAAGGAAGATAGCGCAAGCACTGGCTGTCAAGTACGGGCTTCAGGTTGGCAGCAACAACTGGAACGGCTTGCGTGTACTGGGTCTAACTCCACAAGCAGCACCGCCGATAAAGGAAATCGTCCATGCAGACTGGACAGCGTGGACGCTGGAGGAGCCGACGTACCGTCAGGGTTACTACAAGGAGCGGTATGTCAATGCGATGGCAAGCCTCGATGCAAACGACCAGAACTTCTACATCACCATGCACGACAAAGAGTCAATCCGTAAGGTTATAGCAATCTTGACAGACCATACTTCACAGGAGCTCAGAGACAAATCAATGCAAGTAGCCAATCTGCTCAGAGGCACTGAGCCAATAGAGATCATCACTTTTCAGGAGTAATCATGGCAGACGCTACGCTAGACAGCACACAACCCATTCACAGCAAGGAGTAATCATGGCAGTTACCACACTCGACCGGGCCAAGGTATCAATCGTTACCCAGCATCCGTTCTTTGCATCCATCCTCATGAAGCGCAAGCTCATCGAGGACAACACCATCCCCACCGCAGCTGTCGATCAGCGCGGCCAGATTTACTACAACAAGTCGTTCGTCGAGAAGCTGTCTGTTGACGAGCTTGTGTTCCTGCTGTGTCATGAGGTCGGCCATGTCATCGGTCAGCATGCACTGCGCCGTGGCACACGTCAAGCCAAACGCTGGAACATCGCAGGTGACGCATGGATTAACGACATGCTCAAGGACGCAGGCATCGGCCAGCAGATTCAAGGCTGTGTCAATATGCCCGGCTCCAAGGACGAGACAGTAGACGTCATTTACAACAAGCTGCCCGACGACCCCAATGGCGGTGGCCCCGGTGGTACTGGTGACGACCTGATCGAGCGCGGCTCACCACTCACTCAGGAGGAGGCTGACCGCATCGACGCTGAGACTCGCGTAGAGATCGCCCAAGCAGCCCAAGCAGCCAAGGCTCAGGGCAAGATGCCCGGTGGTCTGGCCAAGATCGTTGCTGACCTCATCGACGTGCAGACTCCATGGCACGATATCCTCGAGCGTTACATGACCTCGTTCACTCGAGGTGACTACACATGGTCACGCCCTAACCGCCGCTTCGCTGACTGCTACCTGCCAAGCACAGGCAAGACTGCCGAGATGGGTGAGGTTGTCATCCAAGTCGACGTGTCCGGCTCCATCAGCAAGCTCGAGCTCGACCACTACAACGGCCACTTGCAACGCATCGTGTCGCAGTGCAACCCATCCCGTGTCCATGTCTTGTATGTCGACACTGCGGTAGCCAAGCACGAGGTGTTCGAGCAGGGCGAGGAGGTGGCTCTGACGTTCTACTGTGGCGGCGGCACTGACATGGAAGAGGGCTTCAACTACATCGCCAAGGAAGGCATCAAGCCCGAGGTGTTCGTGTGCCTGACCGACGGTTACACAGACTTCAACGAGTCCAATGCGCCTGACTATCCAGTCGTGTGGTGCATCTCTAGTGACATTCGTGCCCCGTACGGCGACAATATCCCTTTTACCTTGGAGCAATGAAATGGCTAAATCCCTCGACGATTCGATCAATGCACTCGAAGCTGCATACGACAAAGTCCTCAAGCAGTGCTACGACGCACTAGCTGCTGACGCACCACAGGAGACACGCGATGCTCTCAGATCAGCCATCGAAGAGTTCATCGACACATTCGATACAGAAGAGTGAGCGCATCCGCGTAGAGCGGAGCAACACCGTTGGCGTGCAGGTAGTGCGCAACCAGCAAGGCTGGCACGTCAACGTATCCATCAACAAGGTGCCGCATACACACTACGGCCCTTTCAAAGAACCAATAACGCTCACAGAAGCAATGGTCTACGTCTCAACACTAATCAAACTTGAAGAAGGAATCTAATCATGGCAACAGTTGGTATTACCAAAGAGCTTATCAACCGCGTCGAGACCAAGATCAACGGCATGCGCAAGGCCGAACGCGCAAACGACCTGCCCGACATCGACAAGAGCTACAGCATCGACGCAAGCAAGCTCTACAACATCGGCTGCTGGGGCGCGGACCACGTCCACCTCGTTGAGTCCATCCCCAAGGATTGGCTGACCAAGTCTTCCGACGCAAGCATCACCATCCACGGCTGGACTGACGAAGCCGTACAACTCAAGACCAGCGTGCGCTTCACCGGCACGATCATGTACCAGCGCCCAAGGGACAACTACTACAACCGAGCCGACAGCGAGCTTACGCTCGATCAGGTGCGTGCATTCCCCGAGGAGACTCCGGGCCGCGCCGAGCTGCTGCAACGCTGGGATGACGCAGTCATTGAGAAAGCCATCGACGCCCGATGGAACAAGGTCAAGACCGACATCACCGAGTTCCTCAACAAGTGCAAGACACTTAACGAGGCAGTTAAGCTGTTCCCCGGTGTGCGTATGTACATCCACTACGAAGATATCCAGCGCCTTGAGCGCAAGCTCGAGCGCCCCACACAGCGTGCCAAGATCGTTGAAGACATGGACACCGAGGGACTTACAGCTGCAGCAATTGCGGCTAAGTTGGCAGCGGCATCATGAGCCTGTCCGACCAGATAGAGGAGCTCGAAGAAGAGCTCTATCACTACCAGCGCAAAGCCAGTGAACTCAGCGACGCTGTCGACGCAGCAGACAACAGGATCGCAGACCTAGAGTATGACTGCGAGGAGATGGGCAAGTTCATCGAGTACGTCGACGCCACCCACCCCGAGCTGCGCACCGCCTACGAAGCCGCAAAAATTCTTAAAGGAGACAAACCATGAAGAAGACATTACCAACCATCCCCGTGGGCCACCCCGACTACAAGTGGACGAGTGGCGCTGATGTGCAGACTACATGGAGACGTTTCGGCTGGACACCTCCGTTCGGCAACAAGTACGAGCCCATACCACCCAAGGAACCGCAGGTCGTGCAAGAAACACGTAAGTATTGGAGAGTCAAATGACATGGCCCTTCCCATCATTCCCAAACCCCAAAGACACCGGCAATCGAGTCCCTAAGTTCAACCCAGACAACCACGAGGACGCACCGCTATGACACCAATAGAAAGATTCGAGGCGCTGACCAAGCGTCAGCAAGACGAGATACTCGACAAGCATCGCCACTACAACACAGAGCACCTCGACTGGTGGGACGCAGTCTATGACGACTTCAAAGCTGACATGCTCGCCACTGGCATTGACGTAGACAAGATGTACTTCAGCGGCTTCTACTCGCAGGGTGACGGTGCATGCTTCGAGGGGCGTGTCGACGACTGGCCCAAGTTTCTCGAGTCGGTGGGATATACGTGCCCAGCACTCACTGCACTGGCTGTAGAGTCTTGGAAGTTTCGAGTAGAACATCGAGGCCACTACTACCATGAGAACTGTACGTCATTCACCTCTGACATGGTTAGCCCGGACGACTACACCGACGACGTGCTGGGTGACTTCGTTGACGAGAACAGCCCATACAAGACAGACATTCAGAACGCCGCGTTCGTGGCCATCCTCAAAGGGTACGACTACGACAAACTGCATGAAGAGTTCGAGCAAGAGTTCAAGAGCCACATGCGTGACCTGTACAACAGACTCGAAGTTGAGTACGACTCGCTGACCTCAGATGAGTCCGTACTAGAAGCCCTGCATGCCAACGACATGCTCGACGAAATCATTGATGAACTGGAGAACGAATATGCCTGACTTGAGATCAGAACTGCAGAAACTCGCAGACCTTAAATTTGACGACGATGGAGACACCATGACAGAACCAACAGCATCCAACTTGGGCGTATCAGAGACGTTCTTCAATATCATCCGAGACAACCCCGGCAGTACAAGAGCAGCGCTGGTTGCGTTAGCTCTCAAGGCAGGTATCAAAGACTCTTCATCGTCATCGCTGGTTGTGCAGTTCGTCAGACGCGGCATCGTCAGAGCACAAAAGAATGGCAGTGTGTCGACGTACACAGCCGTGGGTAATAGCTACACAAAAGGATATATACCCAAAGACAAACCTAAAAAGGCCAAGCCTGTTGCAAAGGCGACACCGAAGCCAACACCAGTGCCTGATAATCCTGTACGTGTCATAGGTACCGTGCCAGAGCTTCTGAACGCACTGTCTATCGTGCAAGCCCGAGAGCTGTACGACGCACTCAAGAAAATCTTTGGAGCCTGAGCATGAACTTGATACACCTGCCAATGCCCGTCGAGCAAGGCTATGGCGGCGGCGACACGCTCAACATCCGCAGACTGCAAGAGTTTTGTATGGCAACCAACGCCAACTTCTCGTCATTGCATACCGAGCTAGACCGCACAATGATTCGCCTTAACGCAGCCCGCGACATCAACAAGCAACTCGTCCAGCTCCTCAACTGGATCGCAGTAACCAACCCGCAAGTCCTCGATGAATTCCAAACCACCGCGCATGCCTTCGACAAACTCGTTCCGAGAGAGCCAAGCGAGTTCGCAGTCCCGCAGTCAGCAGCTTAGGACGTGTACCAAGTGCAGCAACCAAACAGCAGAGCCGCTTTCTGGAGTGGAAATCAATGGCCGCTTCGTGTGCGCTAGATGCTGGATGAAAATGTTGAACCGGAAGTGACATGCGCAAACGCAGCAAATACAGACCCAAGCATGTACTGCTTAACCCAGTGGGGTATGTCATGGAGAGCCTGTCTCCTGTGCGGTCTCACACATCGTTCATGGTTGACCTCAAGATCAAGAACCACGCAGCACTAGACTCACTGACCAAGGGCGTGGCAACACGCACTGACATCGACACGCTCATCGCCATGGGCAACATCACCGAAGCCTTCGCACGTATGGGGTTCGGCAAGGACTACAGCGATGTGGTCAAGCAAGGTCTGCTGGCTTTGCGTGCTGTGGGTGCGCGTGGTGTTGAGTCTGGCCGGTTCATCCTGAAGGCCGCTGAGATGACTGCGCTCAACGAGTTCATGGAACTGCACGATGCACAGATGGAGGTGGTGACTCTCAAAGACATGGACGCTGCCATTGCGCTTGTCCGTGAAGAGTTCCGCTTAAAGAAGATGACACCTATCTTGGAGAAGACATGAACTGCTGTGACGAGTACGGTAACTGCAATCAGGGGCGTGACTGCCCTATCCGTAAAGAGCGTATCCGCCAAGCCAAGGAGTTGCTTGACGGCAAACCACCTGCAAGCAAGCAGGTAACTTGGGCACTGTGGGCCTTCATCGTGTTGATGCTGGGCCTGTTGACATTGAGGAGTTGTTTATGAAACCCGAATACGAAGTGCGCTACACCTGCAAACATTGTGGGGAAGTTGTTGGCTACCTTGGCTGGCTATTCACAGTGCTGCGCATCCCTATGCTGAAGCATCAATGCAAGGAGAACACATGAAGATCGAAGAAGCAGTGCAAGTATTCAAAGCACTGTTGCAAGGGCCCCACAGTAGGCTTGAGTTGGCGCAAAAAGCACAGTGCAACCCCAAGGCTGTCGGTAAGATGCTTGTCGAGATGAAAGCTCAAGAGCTGATCTACATTGTTGACTACTCGAACCACACTGATGGGCGCAACCGCGTCAAGATATATGCGCTTGGGCAAGGCGAAGACGCAATGCCGAAGAGCTCACAGCCGCAGCAAGTGCGTAGCCGCAGGAGCTACGTGCGCAAAGTTGCAGCGCAAAAGCAAGCGAACATAAGAACCACATTCGTAGGAGGAAAATCACTATGGCAGTAACGGAGCATAAGCTCACACACGACCGCTTTGCTGTGGTCGACGTCAATAACCACTGGCGCGATGCCAAAGAATTCCCACCGCCGCTGAGCGCAAAGATGTTGATGATCGACAAGAAGCTAGGCGTTGCAGTTCTTGGTACATGGCGTGACGGTGACAGATGGACTCACTGGGCACCACTGCCTACGTTTGACAGGAGCAGAGAGTGAAACGCGACATCAAAGCATGGGCCGTCAAGACAGGCGGCAGGAGCTTCATGCTCAGTGACGACGGCATCCCACTGCTGTGGAAAGTCAGAACACCTGCGTTTGAGGCGTCGACCACAGTCAAGCTATTTCGCAATACCAAAGCCAAACCAATCCGCGTCAGAGTACGCATAGAGGAGATCGAATGACAAATCCGTTAGACGTGCAAGTTGATGGCAACCATTACAAGCACATGAAGATACAGCCAGTAGAGTACATCCACGCCAACGGCATCCCATACTTGGAGGGCAACGTCATCAAGTACATCAGTCGCTGGCGCAACAAGAACGGCATGGCTGACCTTGAGAAAGCCAAGCACTACATCGAGTTGCTGATCGAACTGGAGGGCCGCGCATGTTCGACTCTTTAACCCACGCACTGTTTGGCACCACTGGTGTATCCAACAACATCGCCAACGCTGCGCAAGCGCTGCCCGGCGCTATGTACCAAGGCTCGATATCCGCATCACAAATCAATCAAATCTTGAAACACGAACAAGCACCCAAATCCAGAAAGCTATTTCACGGCACTGTCGAAGTGTTGCAGGTAGCCAATGGCTACATCGTCAACATCGGGCGCAAAGAGGGCTACGAGTACGAGACGTACATAGCTGACACCATCACTGACCCTAAGTTCGCTGAGCTCTGGACTGCATTCAACGTCGCAAACAAACTGGAAAAATAATGACCCCCATCTACATCGACTTCGAGTCGTTCTGGAGCACCGAGCACACGCTCAGCCGCATGTCTCCAACCGAGTACGTGATGCACCCAGACACTGAGATCATCTCTGTGGCCATCAAGGTGGGCAACGCACCGACCTACGTTTTGTTCGGTGAGCAGAAGATCAGAGAGCACCTGCAGTCGCTTGACTGGTCAGACGCTATGGCTATCGGCCACAACATGTCCGGCTTCGATGCGATGATCCTCGCGTGGCGCATGGGCGTGAACCCCAAGATGTACGGCTGCACTGCTGCTATGGCAAGGCCCAAGTATTCCAAGACCAGTGCGTTCGTAAACGGCAAATCGTTGACTGGTGTATCGCTTAAGAAGCTGGCTGTTGAGCTGGGTGTAGGCCTTAAGCTGGACCTAGAGGCTACTAACACCAAGGGCAAGCACCTATGTGACTTCAGCGAAGATGAGCTGGCTCAGATGGAGGACTACAACAAGGTGGACACCGACTTGTGTGCAGCTATCTTCAAGAAGCTCGCCCCATCTTTCCCCAAGCAGGAGCTGCTGCAGATCGACATGACTACCCGCATGCTGGTCGAGCCCAAGTTCTTGCTCAACTACTCCATGGTGGATAAGGCCTTGGAAGATGTGAAGGAAGAAAAGCGCCGCTCCCTGCTTGAGCTGGCTCACACCCTTGGCATAGATCAGTTCGTGGCTGAGCGCCTTGACAGTGGCACAGATATCGAAGAACAGGTTCGTACTGAGTTGGCCTCGGCTGCCAAGTTCTCCGCACTGCTGGAGCGCCTTGGTGTTGAAGCGCCCATGAAGCAGTCGCCGACCAACCCCGAGAAGCGTGTGCCTGCGCTGGCCAAAACAGACGATGCGTTCATCGCCTTGCAGAACCATGAGAACCCTGTGGTGGCCGCTGCTGCCCGTGCAAGACTCGAGGTCAAGTCCACGTTGCTGGAGACACGACTGCAAGCGTTCCTGAGAGCCGCCGACGCCTGTGATGGCCGACTGCCTGTGCCGCTGAAATACTGTGGCGCGGATACAACAGGTCGCTGGTCTGGTGAGCAGTACAACATGCAGAACCTACCGCGCATTGACCCCAAGAACCCCAAGCCGTCCGACGCCCTGCGTATGTCGCTCAAGGCACCCAAGGGACACAAGATCATCGTGGCTGACCTTTCTGGTATTGAGTTGCGGGTCAATATGTTTCTGTGGAAAGTCCCGTACGCCATGGAGCTGTTCGCGTCGAGCCCTGACAAGGCCGACCTGTACCGATACTTTGCAGCGCATGACCTGTACAACATCACCGAAGACGAGGTCACGAAGAACCAGCGTCAGGTGGGCAAGGTGGCTCACTTGGGTCTAGGCTTTGGCGCTGGCGGCGCTACGTTCCAGAAGGTAGCCAAGCTGATGGGCGGCATCGACCTGTCGCTGGAAGAAGCCACTGATGTGGTCAACAAGTACCGCGACGCTCACGGCGAGATCGTCAACGGCTGGAAGCAGTTCCAGAACAACCTGACCAACATCCGACAAGGCATCGAGGCATCCATCGACCCGTGGGGTATGTGCCAAGTGGAGCACGAAGCTGTGCGCTTGCCGTCTGGCCGTCGCATCTACTACCCGTCACTGGTCAAACAGAACGAGAACGGTAAGCACGAATGGTGGTACGGCAACGGCAGGTCTAAGGCTCGCATCTACGCCGGGAAGGGCGTTGAGAATTTGGTACAGGCACTGGCTCGTGATGTCATCGCTGAGCATGCTGTGCGGTTCTACAAGGACACTGGCTTGCGCCCATCGCTGGCTGTCCATGACGAGCTGGTTTACGTTGTGCCAGAGAAAGAGGCGCAGCAACAACTCGATCATTTGCAGGGCATCATGCGCCAAGGCGTGTCGTGGTGGCCAGAGCTTGTGACGTGGTCTGAGGGTGACGTAGGCGACACGTATGGAGCCGTAAAATAATGTTGACAGCACTCACCATGCTGCTACCATAGAGCCACGAACAAAAAGCCCCAACCGTCGAATGACGCATTGGGGCACAACCGCATTGGAACAACATGACAAACCCGGCTTGGACGTACAGCCAGCTCGACACATTCGAGACGTGCCCGAGGAAATTCTTCCACCTCAAGGTCAAGCGCGACATCGTTGAGCCGCCTACCGTACACACTGAGTGGGGTACACGGGTTCACACCGCGTTCGAGGACTTCATCAAGGACGGCGTAATGCTGCCCGAAGGTATGGAGCAGTGGCAGACGCTGGCGTTCAAGCTGGCCAAACTGCCCGGTGCAAAGCTGTGCGAACAGGCATACGCACTCGACCGGAACTTCCAGCCGACAGCATGGAAAGGCGCATGGACTCGCGGCATCGCTGACTTGGTTGTACTCCATGGCGACAAGGCCATCGTTGCAGATTACAAGACCGGAAAGCGCAAGCCCACAGAGCAGCTCGACCTGTACGCCAACTACGTGTTTGCCCATCACCCAGAGATCAACAAAGTTATCACGGGCTTCATCTGGCTCAAGGAAAAGAAGATTGACTGGACGCCACGCGAACGCTCGGAGGTTCCTGTCATTTGGCAGAACTTCGTGCCACGTGTAAACAAGCTGGAGTCTGCATACGAACGTGACCGCTGGCCAGCCAAAACGTCAGGGCTGTGCAAAAATTATTGCGCCGTGCTATCATGTGAGTTCAACGGACGAAGGGAACGCTAGCATGTCTGCAGGAACAAGTAACCCAGCATACACACACGGGCACACCACTGGGAAATTTTCACCAACATACCATTCGTGGGCATCCATGATTCAGCGGTGTACCAACCCCAAACGCTTCTACTACCACCGATACGGTGGTCGCGGCATAACAGTATGCAAACGGTGGATGTCCTTTGACAACTTCTTGGCAGACATGGGCGAACGACCTGAAGGCACAACCTTGGATCGCAAAAACAACGACGGCAACTACACACCCAAGAATTGCCGCTGGGCTACCAAGCAAGAACAAGCAAAAAACAAAGTCTTTGCATGCGTCAAGCACAAGGAAAAAATTCTTAAGATGTGCAAGAAACCAAAAACCACCGCCCAAATTGCCGACGCACTTGGGCTGCACCCAGAACCAACCAAGAAATTTATTCGAGAGCTCCGCTCCGCAGGATTGGTTAACACAACGCTTGTTCGCATAGGTAAGCAAGGCCGCACACTGGAGGTGACAACAAATGGCTAAAACACCAGAGGGCAAGGTCAAAGACGACTGCAAGAAATACCTCAAGTCCATCGGCGCTTGGTTCTTTATGCCAGTGTCCAATGGCATGGGGCAGGTCGGCATCCCTGACATCATCTGTTGCTACAACGGGATGTTCTTGGCCGTAGAGACCAAGGCTCCGGGCAAACGCATGAACACCACGCCCAACCAAGACCGAGTGATACAAGAGATTCAAAACGCTGATGGGTGGGCCATCGTAGTGGACAATGTAGACCAGCTCAAAGAGTTCATTACCACCATCAAAATCTTTCAAATTTTGGAGAACGCACATGACCAAGTCAACCCCCCGCAAACTGGAATACCAGAAGTCCTATAACGCTCGCCCTGAAGAAGTGGCCAAGCGTGTGAAGAACAACGCTGCACGGCGCGAAGCCATCAAAGATGGCAAGGCCAAGGTCGGCGATGGCAAAGACGTAGCGCACAAGAAGTCACTCGAGAACGGCGGCGGCAACCACAAGGCCAACGTAGCAGTTCAAGACCGATCAACCAACCGTGGATGGAGGAAGGGCAGTGGCAGTTACAACCCAGATAAGTAAAGACGCTGGCTACTGGCGCAGGCCATCACCGCGATCCATTGTTCCCGCAGAGATGTGGTTTGGCCAGCAAGTACCGGATGGCGTCACTGCTATCTCCATGATGCGCGGTTACATCGACGACCAACTGATGGTTCGCTGGCGAATCAAGGGGGACCAAGACATCCACGAGATGCCATTTGAACAAACCGACGAAGGAGTCATGGCTGCACTTGTTGCAATGAAACTCACATGCTAATTCACAAAGAAAAAAAGGCTGTAGTACTCAAGCTCCGCAACCCATCACGAGTAACGACAGTCATACCAACCGCGAAGTTGGTAGAACACAAAGGATCGACACTGGTTGCGATACCACACAGGCCCGACGAAACTCGGGTGCTGCGTAACTTGGGCTTTGAGGTTCCTGAACCCATGCCCATTCACTACGACTGGCCCAAGGTCAGCGGCAAGCATTCGCCATTCTCTGCACAACTCGACACAGCATCGTTCCTCTCTATGAACAGCCGTGCGTTCTGTCTCAACGGTATGGGCACTGGCAAGACCAACAGCGCACTGTGGGCGTATGACTATCTGCGCCGCACCAAGACCGTGAACAAGGTGCTTGTGGTGTGCCCACTGTCTACCATGGAGCGCACATGGGCGGACTCAGCATTTCAGACGTTCCCGCATCTGGACTGTGTTGTACTGCACGGCACGCGAGAGCGCCGTAACAAACTGCTTGCACAAGACGTGGACATCTACGTCATCAACATCGACGGGCTATCTACCATCAAGGACGCGCTGGCCAAGCGACCTGACATCGACCTGATCGTCATCGACGAGCTTGCACTTGCACGCAACTCAGGCACCGACCGCTGGAAGATTCTCAATGCCATCTGCAACAAGCAGGCTCCGCGCCGTGTGTGGGGCATGACAGGATCGCCAACACCTAACGCACCTACCGACGCATGGGCTCAGTGCAAACTGGTGACTCCTGACAACCCGACCATGCCCAAGTACTTCAGCGCGTTCCGTGACCGCGTGATGCGTCAGATCACTCCGTTCAAATGGGCGGCGCGGCAGGACGCCAACGAAGCTGTGTATCAGATGATGCAGCCAGCTATCCGGTTCTCGCTGGATGACTGTGTGGACTTGCCAGAGCAGACGTTCATCACCCGTGATGTTGCGCTCACACCTGAGCAGAACAAAGCCTACAAGGACATGCTCAACAAGCTGTCTACCGAGTATGCAGGTGGTCAGATTCTGGCTGTCAATGAGGCTGTGAAGGCCAACAAGCTCATCCAAATTGCGTGTGGTGTCGCCTACGGGACAGATGGTGAACACGTCATCATCCCATCCAAGCCACGCATGGACGTGCTCAAGGAAGTCATCGAGGAATCTGAGGGCAAGGTCATCGTGTTCGTGCCGCTGACAGGAGCCCTTGAGAGCGTAGCGTCAGAACTGCGTAAGGATTTCACGGTAGAAACGGTGCATGGCGGCACCAGTAAGACTGACCGCGATCGTATTTTTGGTGAGTTTCAACGAGGGCTGGACCCAAGGGTTTTGGTGGCTAACGCCTCAACCATGAGCCATGGCCTGACACTGACGGCAGCAACCACCATCGTGTGGTACGCCCCGGTTCACTCGAATGAGACTTACGAACAGGCTTGTGCGCGTGTAAGACGCCCGGGCCAGACAAGGACCACAGTGATCGTTCACATCGCAGGTACGGATGTTGAGCGGCGTGTGTACAAGAGACTGCAGGACAAGCAGTCTATGCAGGGTGTGTTACTCGACATGATGAAGGAACGGATAGACCAATGAAATTATCAGAAGCAGTGAGTCTGTATATACAGCTCCGTGACAAGAAGGCAGAGATGAAGGCAGAGTTCGACGCCACCATCGCACCTTTGAACGAAAAGATGGACAAGCTGGAAGCCAAACTTCTGGACGTGTTCAACAAGACCGGCATGGACTCAGTCAAGACTGAGAACGGTACGGCTTATACCGCTGTGCGTACAACCGCCAGCATTGCAGATCGTGAGGCTTTCATGGATTTTGTGAAGGCCAACGAAGAATGGAGCTTGCTTGAAGTGCGTGCCTCAAAGACCGCCATCGAGCAGTTCCGTGACTCCAACAACGACGAACTACCACCGGGTGTAAATATTCGGTCGGAACGCGTTGTCAACATCCGCCGCTCGGCATAAACTCTCAACCTCAATCAACCGAAGATCATGAACATCATTCCATTTGACTCCGGCAGCAACCTGCCAGCATTCCTGAAAAAAGTCGACATCGCGGCTTTGAACTCTGACCTGACCGCCCACGCTGGCGGTGGCTTCCCTGTGATCTCGATCAAGGGCAAGGTCTTCGCAGTCGTCCGTGATGGCGAACGCGAGATTCAGATGAACCCCAAAGACCCTGACAGCGCAGCTACCAGCCTGAACGTAGTGTTGCTAAAAGCCAACAAAGGCACCAGCAAGGTGTTCTACATCAAGGGCTACGACAAAGATTCCAGCGAAGGCCAGAAGCCTGACTGCTACTCCAACGATGGCGTTGAGCCAGCGGCTGATGCACAGAACAAGCAGGCCAAGAAGTGCGCCACATGCCCTCACAACCAGTGGGGCTCACGTGTCTCCGAGAAGGGCGCTACCAAGGGTAAGGCTTGCGCTGACGCTGTTCGTATGGCCGTGGCTCCTGCTGGTCAGATCAACGACGCCATGCTGCTGCGTGTACCACCTGCGTCCATCAAGGCTCTGGGTGAGTATGGTCAGATGCTGGCCAAGCGCGGTGTCGGCTACAACATGGTCGTGACCAAGGTCGGCTTCGACCTGCAAGCTGAATCTCCCAAGCTGACGTTCTCTGCTGTCGGCCTGTTGGATGACGAAGGCTTCGCTGAGGTGCAGGAGATCGCTGCATCCGACGTTGTGTCCAACATCCTCGGCTCGTCCATCATGGCTGCTGTTGCCGCTGAAGCTGCTGCGCCCGCTGAAGAAACTGAGGAGGAAGCCCCCGCGCCAAAACCGGCTGCCAAGCCCAAAGCTACACCCAAGCCAGCAGTTGAGGAAGCTGAAGAGGAAGCCCCGGCACCCAAGCCAGCGGCCAAACCCAAGGCCAAGCCAGCCCCAGTGGTTGACGATATGGACCTCGACCTCGATGGCATTAGCTTCGACGACTGATTAAACTAGGGGGCTTCGGCCCCCGCACAAACCTGAAAGAACATCATGCAATACCAAATCAAACTCGATATGAACATGGACGCCAACTCCCTCAACACCTTGTTGGGTACGTTAGGCAGCGGCCCGCACAACTTTGTTCGCCCAATCATCGACAACATCCTGCAACAAGCCAAAGAGCAGGAAGAAGCTGCCCGAGCAGAACAGCCAGCAGAAGTTACTGAGCAGACCACAGAAGCCGGACTCACAGACTGATCTGAGGGTTTACCCTAGGGAGCCCGCTTGCGGGCTTTTTCCTTTTTTGGAGTCGTCATGAGTTGCATAAATACAACAGTTAGTGGGGTGTGCCGTGAACACCCTTGAGTTTCTCAAAGCAATCCTGCCCGAACATGGCATTCATTACTTGGCCCTGTTCAACGAGGGCTACAAATTTCCTGCGCACAAGGTTTACACGGACCTTGAGACCATGGCTGATGCCATTGAAGGTATGGCTGACAGCAAGCAGCTGTCGGTGTACCACGCGTGTGCTTCGTACCAGAAGGCCGTCATCGAGTTGGACGAGCTGGACAAGAACGGCAACAACAAACGCAAGTACCGAGTCCCGGAGAACTGGGACAAGGCCAAATCATTCTGGGTGGACGTTGACTGCGGCCAAGAGAAGTTCGACAAGGGGCAGGGCTACCTGACCAAGAAGGACGCTGTTGTTGCCATGGCCAAGTTCGCCAAGGATGTGGGCGTTCCAAGGCCGCTGATGGTTGATTCTGGCAATGGCATCCATGCCTACTGGCCACTGACCAAAGACATCGGGCCGGAGTTATGGCGCAAGATAGCCGTCGTCCTCAAGTCCACGTTGGCCCACTGCAAGGTAATCGCAGACCCGACACGCACGGCGGACTTCAGCTCTATTCTCAGACCCGTGGGTTCGACCAACCGCAAGAACGGTGATGCCAAGAACGTCAAGGTGCTGGCCACCTGCGAGGCCATTGACCCCAAAGAATTTGCTACGCCGCTGTTTGACTACGCCAAAGAGCATGACGTTAAGTTGATCCGCGAAGCGCCTAAGAAACAGTATCAGCCGACTGACCTTAATTCCGACCTGACTGGTCACCTCCACCAATACGCCGAACTGCCAGTAGATGCCGACCTCATGGCCAGCAAGTGCCTTCAGGCGGGCGCTATGCGCGACAGCAAGGGTGACGTGGACTACGAGACTTGGCGCGGTGTAATCGGCCTTCTGACGCACTGTGAGAGCGGTCGTGAGTTTGCCCGTGACTGGAGCGCCGAGCGCGAGGCCACTGGCCATGGCCAGATCGACTGGGACATCCGATACGACACATGGGGTGCTGGCCCAACGACATGCGAGTTCTTCAGCAAGTGCAACCCCAACGGCTGCACCGGGTGCCAGTTCAAGGACAAGATCAAGACGCCGCTGGTGTTAGGTCGCATCGCCTCTGAGCCAGAGGAGACTGTCGAAGAGGTCGTGACTGAGGCGGGTACTGTCGAGCAAGCCACGGTTCCTGCTGTGCCAAGGGGCTACCAGTGGGATGGCAGTTTGCTTAGCCGGTTGATTCCCGACAGAGAGGGCGTCATGCAGGTTTTCCCCTTCTGTGAGAACTTGTTCTACCCCATCACACGCATACGCGGCGAAGACGGCACGTTCCGTTATGGCATCCGGTTCCATCTGCCGGACAAGCGCATCCGTGAATTTGAAATCCCCGGCGAGTCAGTGGCGTCCCCAACCGACATGCTGCGGGCCTTGGCCCGGTACGAACTTACCAAGAGCAACCACAAAAATGCAGGAGAGCACATGGCCGCATACCTGTTGGACCAGCTCCAATCCCTCAAACGCAACATCTCTGAGACCAACACCCTGACCTCGTTTGGCTGGAAGGACGACCACAAGGCGTTCCTGCTCGGCGAAACCCTCCATTCTGCTGACGGCTCTGAGCGCCCGGTGCTGGTGGGCGGCAACGCCAAGGAGCGTGTGGCCACGTTCCGTAACAATCGCGGCAGTCTCAAGGGCTACGCCGACGCCCTGAACTTCATGTACAACCGTCCCGAGGCTGTCCACTGGCAGTACACCGTGTGCGCTGGATGGGGCTCACTGCTGTCACATCACTGCGAAGACCTGTACAAGGGCTTGATTCTGGCACTGCAAGGCGGCAAGTCCGGTCGCGGTAAGACCACTGCATGTCACGCTGCGCTGGCTGCGTTCGGCAACCCTGAGCGCATGACCCTCAACTCCAAGGAGGGCTTCACCACCAACGCGCTGTGGGCTACGCTGGGTGTGTTTAACAACATCCCTGTGCTGGCGGACGAGCTGACCAACATGGAAGCCCCAGTGTTCAGTGATGTGGCCTACGGCGTATCCAACGGCCAAGACCGTATCCGCATGACATCCAAGGGTGGTACTGTGGTATTCGCCAAGTCATCCGAGTGGCGTCTGAACGTGTACGTGACTGGCAACCGGGACTTCTATGGACTGCTTGCGGCCAACCAAGCCAACTCTCAGGCTGAGGCTGTGCGTCTGATTCAGCTCAACGTGGATCGCTACGACCCGCTGATGCTCGTGGACCGGGCTGAGTTCCCCAACACCGAAGAGGGCGAAGACGCATGGAGGTCAGCTTCTGCCATGGTGGCTGCCGAGAACATCAAGCAGATGACGATCAACTCCGGGCATGCAGGTGCTGCCATGGTCAAGTACATCTTGGCCAACGAAGCTGAAGTTCACAAGGACATGCAAACCATGCTGTCCAAGTTCACCGACGTGCTGTCCAACCCCAAGTTCAGGTTTTACAGGGCACACAGTGCATGCACAATCGTGATTGCCAAGATCGCCAAGAAGCTGGGCATTGTGGATTTCGATATCCGTGAGATGTACAAGTTCACCGTTGGCCTGCTGCACGAGCTGGCTGAGTCCGTGGAAGAGAACAACACCGTGACATCGGAAGACGCCTTCCAGCGCATGGTTGGCCAGCTAAGCCCCCGCATCATCGTGACCACAGAGTGTCGTGATGGGCGTGACGCCCGTGGGCCTGAGACCCCACGCAACCGAGTCAATGGGCCAATCGCAGGACGGTACATCCTCGGCACCGTGAACCACAAAGAGTTTGCTGGTCGCCTGATCTTGAGCCAGAAGGAGGTGCGGGAATGGTGTATGGCCAACCGCATGGACTACCAGTCCATAGTGACCAGCTTGAAGGAAGCTAAGGCCTTGGTTAGCCATGGCGAGAAGTTTCTCATCACCCGTGGGACTGACTGCACGTCGCAGCAGCAGCGCTGCATTGTGGTGGATACCAAGCGCCTGAACGCTGAGTCAACCGCACCTGTGTTGACCTTGGTTAGCAACAGACTTGACGGAGATGCTGCCAGCGATATATGATTTGCCCGCCGACTGTCATGTCGGTTCCTGTTGTGTTGAGAAACTTTGACCCCCGAGCTGAAAGGCCCGGGGGCTTTTTTTCGTCACTTGGCTTTGGACTTCATCATGCAAGCGCCCATCTTGGCGCACTTGGCGGGGGTAGGGCAGCCCTTGCAGGGCTTGAACATAATGGTCTTTTTCATGATGGCCTCACTTCATTTTCGAGGTTGATTTCTTGCCTTCATACTTCTTCTCCATGGCGGCGTAGGCTTTGGCACCACCAGCCATCTTCTTCTCTTTGGCTTCCATCATCTTGGACTCGCCCTTGCCAAATGGGTTGGCCTTGGCTTTGTTTGTTGCGGTGCGTTGACCGCGCATTGGCATTGACTTCATGAGATTCTCCAGTTGAGGTTAACGGTACTTCGCGGTTTTCGCAGCGATCTTTTTGGGTTGCGCTACAAACTGTTTCCCCGCAGCTTTGCCAGCGCGTTTCGCACGCGTTGTTGCAGCATATTCAGCAGGGCTAAGACTTTTAATTGCAGACTCAGGTAGATACCTTTCGCCAGTGTCAGATGATCGTTTTCCACTTTTGGTCTTCCAGTTTTGGTCTGTCCACTCTTTGAGGGACTTCTGAGGGGCTTTCAATTTCTGTACCCCCCGCCAGCGGCTTTGTACTTCTTGGCCACGAGTTGCGCCTTGCGAGCTGACCACTGGCCAGCACCAGTGCCTTGGGTAGCTGCGGCTTTCACTTGGCTGACGATCCGCTTGCGCAGCTCAGGCTTAGTGTAGTTGCCAGCAGCATTGACTGTAGATTTGGACTTGGTAGCCATGTCAGCAGTTCCATGCTTTGAGCGACAGCGCCTTGCGTGTTGGGCGTCCTTTGTCGTCTTTCATATGGCCGGGCATACCGCCCATCCGAGCGCAAAAACTGTCTCGACGCGCCTCATCCTTGGCGTTCTTGGGGTTAGGTGCTGGCGGCTTAAGCCCCGGCTTGCCGGGGTTCGCCTTGTTGTAGGAGGCACGCCCTTTGGCATTAAGCCCGCCTTTGGGGTCTTTGCCTTCTTTGCGTGTCCACGCAGGTGTTTTGGCCATGGTGTTTCTCCTTAGTTGGCTGCTACATCTTCAGCCAGTTTACGCTGACCTTCGCGATACTGTACTCCACCAATCGTACGCTTCTCACGCTGCGCTTGTTCCTGCGGTGCTTTCAGCAGGTTGGATACTGGTTGTGGTGTCAAGCCGTTACGCTGACGTGCTTGCTGGAGTTTAGTCCATGCCTCACGAGCTTGCTGCATGGCGGCAGTGTCCTTCTGGCGAACTGCTTGGGCGTAGTCGTTCTTGATACGCGTGGTGCGGTCTTGGAAGTTCTGCGTAATATCGCGCATGCGGTTCTGACGCTCGTAAGTCACTGCCTGTTGGACAGATGGCACGCCCAGACCTGTCAGCACCGACGAGATAGCGCCAATTTCGCTCTCAGGCAAGACCACATCACCATTACGGCGGGTCATACCCTCAGTGGCTTGACGACCAGCTTTGAGCGCATCAGACACACCCTTGGGCATCACACGCTCAACACCCTTGTAGTAGTCACCACTGGCGATCAAGCCAAGACCGTCTACCACGCGAGATGCCATGCCAAGAGCAGCACCGCCCATCAAGGTGCCAAACGCTTCGGCGCGGCCTGCGTTGGTGCTCAAGTCAGCGTCACTGAATGGCATGATGGACAGCATGTTGCCTGCACCGATCTTGCCGGACAAGTCCATACCAACAATGGTCGGAGCGCCGCGCATAATCATGTCAGCCCACTCAGGGCCAAGCGCCTTGCGCATCTCAGCAGTCAGATCGTACGGCTCGTCCTCGTCACCAAAAGCACCCAAGATGGCGGAGATAGCTGCGTAGCCGGGCAAGCCCATGAGGCCAGCAAACACCCCAGTGTGACCCAACGAGTAGGCCAGTGTCTTCATGGCGGCTGCACGCTCGTCCGGCTTAGTGAACGCATCACGAATCAGCTTGGCGTAGAACGCGATCTGGATCAACTGGAACTTGCGGAACTGCAAAGCCACCTTACCCCACTGGGTGTTAAACGCACGAGGAGCGTTAAAGGCGGTGTAGTCGCCATGGGTGTCAGTCAGGATGTCAGCAGCGTACTGGGTTGCTTTGTCAGCGTCCTTGGTCTTGGCGTACTCCAGTCGGTAAGCTGCAATGGCTGTAGACAAGCGGTTGGTAGCTTCCACCTTCTGGACAGCCATACGCATACCCTTGTTCAGGCGCTGCGCGAACTTGCTGAGTTTGTTGTCGGCTTCTACCTTGTACTCGTTGATCTCAGTGGCCAGACCGATGTCGATCTTGCCTTGGTTGACCAACTCGTTGATGGCTTTACGCACATCAGCAGGCACTGCGGAGAAGTCAAACTGCTCGTCAAACAGCTTCACATCCTTGAACAGTGGGCCAAGCTCAGCGTACGCTTTAGCCAGCTCTGCAGCGGCCTTGGTGTAGTCATGGCGACCTGCCATGGCAGGCAGCGACATCATGAACGGCTGTGTCAAGTTCTGCAGGTAGTACGCAGGGCTGGAGGCCAAGAAGAACTTGGATGCCATGTTGGTCAAGCCACTGATAAATGGGCTTGGCTGTGGGTCCAGCGTACCTGCGTAGCGTTGGGTCAACTCGTCAAAGATTTCCGACTTGCGTTCGCGGTCACCCTTGCGTGACTGGTTGCGCATCTGCTGCAGGGCGTCCTGAATCTTGGGCTCGAACTCAACGCTGGCCAAGAAGTTGGCATCGGCACGACCCTGCTGGGTAAACGACTGAAGCATGTCCACTTCACCGGCCACACCACGACGACGCATCTCAGACTTGCGAGCACTACCCTCAGCCAACGCCTCCAAGTACAACTGGTTGATGATGTTGAGCAGCTTGCCCGCAGTTGGGTCTTTCTTGCCAGTAGAGTCCTGAGCACGACGATCCACAGCGGCACGCATCTTTGTCAGGGCTGGCAACATGGCCTCGCCACTGAACGCCTCGTCAAACGACTCAGAGCGCGAAACAACTTGCGGGTCGGCGAACACGCCTTGCTCTGCCAGTCTGTCACGCAGGCTACGGGCTTGCCACTTAGTGTCTGTGAACGACACATGGTAGTGGTCTGGGTCAGACTCCAGCTTCTTGAGCGTAGCAGTGTCGTTGTTGGCCTTGGCTTTTTGGTACTCAGCGGACTCGCCAATTACCACGTACGAACCAGTGCGCTTGATGGGCGCGTAGGGTACACCATCGCGGATGCGGAACAGTGTCTGGAAGCGCTTGAGCGTGGCGGCTTTCTCAGCCTTGAGGGTGGCCTCTGTCTTGGTGTCACCGGCGTCCTGAGCTGCCTTAATCATGGCGTCGTACTCGGAGTTGGTTGCCTCCAAGACAATCTTCTTCTTGTTGGACAGCGTGGCATCACCATGGGCAAACACGTCTTTGACGAACTGCTGAGCCTTGGGTTTCAGCTTATCGAACGCAGCGCCCATCTTGGCATCACGGTATTTTCCGTAGCCCCACTTGCCTGTGCGGGTGGACTCAAATAAGAACTCGTTGACCGAGCCGGGACCGGAGCCCTTGTTCTCATCTTCGATGGACGCATAGCGGTCGGCGATCTTTTCGATCTTGCGTTCCTCTTCACTGACCTTGGCGTTACGTGAAGCAAGGCGGTCGGAGAAAGTCTGAGCAGCAGGCAGGCCAGCAGCAACAGCACGCTTGACCAAGTCGCTGGTAAAGACGGCGTAGTCAAGGTACTTGCCACCCAAATCACCGATGGCTTCGGTTACACGCTTCACCGGCTGCTGAGACATCTTCGGCAGCTTAGCGATGTTGCGGTCGATCAGTCCTTGTTTGGCTTGGCGGCTGGCTCTAAGAATTGCTCCAGCAGGCTGCGCGTTTTGCTGTTCAGCTTGAACTTGTCCTGACTGAGCACCTTGCTGGGCACCTTGGGTGCGTTGGTAGTTTGTGGCTTTGACTTGTTCATGTGCCTTCTCCATAAAAGCGTAGGTCGTTGGCAGGTTATCACGGAGGTAATCCATGCCGCCATTCATGTTGGAAAAAGCCCACACCTGTGCGAAGACTTCCTCACGGAGTTCTTGCATTGTCAGCGAGCGGTTTTCCGGGTCTGTCATGTCCAGTGGGTAGTTGAGCATGCCGCCCAAAGCAGACGTCTCACTGCTGTCTTCCCAGTGGTTCAAGAGTTCGTCTGCAACCGTGCCGGGACGCATAGACATCAGCTCGCCGTTTACGCGGGACATTCTGAACTCAGAACCGCCGGAGAACTTACCAGCGCCGCCCTGTACCTCATCAATACCATGGCCGACTTCGTGCAGCGTGGCAGTGGTAGCCAGAACCTTGTCCTTGAGGATCACACCGTTGTAAATGATGGTGCGCTTGCCGTCGATCATGGTGTAGATGGCGTCCCACGACACTGGGGAGAACGTAACCATCCACGAGTCAATGGCGTCAACAGCGTTGCCCATGCCAGAGCTGCGCAGGCTACGGATACCAGCGGCGATACCCTCAGAGTAGCCGGACAAGTCGTCCAGCGAAGCCTCAACAGACTCAAACTCAGTCCCGCTTTGGTCAGCAGTGCGGACGCTGCGGCGCGACTTACGTAAGAAAGCTTCTTGCTGTTTTACAGTCGAGGTAAGCTTGACCAGTTCAGGGCGCAACACCACAACCTGATCCGCAGCAACTCCAACGTCTGCGTCTGGGGCTATGTCAATAACGTCCACGCCAGCGTCAATCAGCTTCTGCGTCATTGCATCAGATTCGCCAAACGTGTTTAGCTCGTAAGACTTTGCGTCAAGCCAGTTGTCGCGAATGCGTGTACGCAGTTCAGCTTCTGTTGTTTGAGTGTACTGATTGTTTACATTGGCGTTCAAAAAGTCAGCCAGCTCGCCTAAGGTGTTAACGCCCTCGGTATCAAACCCACCATACTTGGCGGCGCTCTGTTTCTGCTCACGAATGTACTTTTGAACTGCTTGGTCTAATGTGATAGAGCGCAATTCTTTGGCTGTTGATAGCCAGTCAAGCCCATCTACGGCAAGTTTGTTAGCCATTGACTGTGCGCTTGGTTCGCCGACTCGTTTAGCTAGCGCTTCAAAGTCAGCCATGTTATTTATTGTGACTACGTTTACATCGCTTGGCAGTTCAACGTCCACAAAAGAGTCGTAAACAACGGCACGCCCAGCAGCGGCTTGTTCTTTGTCAAGCCACCAGCCTTCAGGGCGGGTTAGATACACAGCTTTACGGCCAAACTCTGAGTACGTGTACTGGCGCTCTCCACCTTCCGGGTCCATGTGTCCGAGCTTCTCTATCATGGCCTTGTTGGCTGCGGTTGTACCGTGGCGCAATCGTATGGCTCGCTGGGTAGGCGCAGCAGCGCGTGCCAGCTTGGTCAACTCAAGCTCAACGTCACCGCGCTCCCAGTTGTCAGGGCCGAAGCCAATGAAGGTGTTCTGCTGGGCCTTGGTCAAGTCCGCAAACTTGGGAGCTTCTGGGAAGTCAGCAGCGACTACATCCCACGCTTGAGCGGCTTGTTCTGCTTGGGTGAGGATGACGGCTGGGACTTGGGCTTTGCCTTCTGCGGCAGGCTTTGGGGCACGCCGTACTTGTCGGCCCACTTCTTTGCCAGTTTCGGCTTTTGGCTGAACAGGTACCCCTGCTGGGCTTTCGACTTGAACGGCATTGGCTTCTCCACGGCTTTGCAGCTCAGCAGTGATCTTGCCTGCGAGCTCTGTGTTTTTGATGGTGTCACGCACGTAAGGCAACAGCAGGCCCAAGTCCTCCGACGAGAGCTTGGTGATGTCCCGGCCAGCGTCTTTCCAACGCTGCTGGGCTTCTTTGACAGTGGCTGTGGCCTTGGATACTGGGGCAGCTTTGGGCGCAGCCTTCTCAGTCGCTGTGGCTATCAGGGTGTCGGACTTGGCTGTCAGCTCGTCAATACGAGCCTGCACAGATTCAGCAGCTTCAGATACGCCAAGTTGCTTCAGCTCAGCGGCGGCAGCTCTCAAAGCATCAATGGCATCAGCAATTTGTACCATCTGCACAGCCAACTTACTGCCAGCAGTACTGGACTTTTGCCAGTACCTAGAGTCATCTGCGTTAGCTTCAACATCACGTTCAGCGGTGTCGTCTACCACTACCTCAGCAGCGTCCACCACCCCCTCGGTATCAGCATCTCCGCCAACAGACTCTTTGTCCTGTGTCAGGTTAACAGCCTCTTCATTGATCGACTCAATGCCCAGCTCAGTGAACACTTGGTTGCGGTTAAACCCCATGGACACAGCGATGTCTGCGAGTTTTTCTGGGTTTCCGATCTGGCGCACACGGCCAGCAGTAATACCAAAAGCTTTTGCAACTTGGTC